TGAAGGTTATAACAAAGTTAGGCGCGTGGATTATTTCGAACAATTCGGTAATTTTGCAACGGCTACGGTACGGGTAAACGGTAAACGATTTACCGGTTTTGCTGCAGAGTCTGATATTACAGGCGATACCCTGCCAGTATTGAAGCTTGACAAATGCAGGGTAGGCTAACTCCAGGCTAATCGGCAGCATACGTGTGCGATACCTGCCAGCTGGCAACGGCTGGCAGATTCCACGATGCCAGTTCCAATACCAGTTCCGCAGATAGATAGATAGATAGATAGATAGACGCAAAGTTTAGATAGTTAGATAGATAGATAGTGTGAGATACTTCACATACTTAGATACCGGATAGTGTAGTAGAATAGATGTGTAGGAAAGGTAGGGTAGTTAGTTATGGAATCATTCGATAGGTTTGCGATATGTCAAGGATACTATTGGTATTTCACACATTACCATTCTGGTATGTGGAGTAATGAATACAAACGACTATGCAAAATGCAACAGTACTATAAACCGGCAGCATCTGAGCGTATGCCAAATTCACCGGAATCTGCCACGATATACAATCAGCTGGAGGAACGTAATGGCTACAAACCTACAGGATGGATTGTGCTATCCGACGATGATAATTGCAGCGATATCCTGCTATGGAATGACGCAGACTAGTGTGGAATATCTCACATTACATACTACCGTATAGCGTAGTATACTCTTATTGAAAGGTAGGTAGGTTATGACGTTAGAAGAATGCAGATGCCTAGCATCAAAATCCGTTTGGGCGAGCTTTAGTATTTGGGTTGTCGGTAATGGTGTCAAATGCGCGTGTGAAACTTTGGATGATGCTATGAATGCGTTTGATTCCATAGCTGAACAATTCCCGAATAAGACAATATTACTATACGATTTGAACGCAAGTACTTGTGTCAAGGAAAGGATAGGTAGGTAGTTATGAAAGTAAACGTCAGCGGAATTCTATTCGTACAGATGAATGATGCCATAGGTATATGCGTTTGTACGGAACGCAGGAAAGCTGTTAAACACGTAGTATTCACATCATATAGCGTAACGAATGGCAGATTGTATGCTGGTATCGACGTACCGAATGACATTATGGATTTGATAATGAATAGCAGCAAATTGAAATCAGCTGATACCAAACGGGTACACGCATTCATTACAAACGTCCAGCTAAAGGATAAGACATTCGAAGAAATGCGCGATAGCGTACAGAATCCCGGTGATTTGTACAGGTAATGATAGCAGGTAGGGTATTCATACCGTTGGATACCCTACCAGATGAAAGGTAGGTAGGTTATGACGTTAGACATTCATGTGGCATCATCTGCTGCTGATTATGCATCAAATCGTGGTGTTAGGATATTCAGAGAATATAAGAGCTTGAAGGATTTCGAGGTAGCAAATAACGAATTACCATTCTACTCACGTCATGCATACAATGGAAATCACATCGTAGTAATTCAGCGTGACGGATGGAATGGAAGTGTAGTAGGTAGGTTTGACGTCAAGTTAATGCGTACCCGTAACTATCTGAAGCTTTACCCTATAAAGGGTGACGCATACGCTCATGTACAGGCTGCCAGCATACGTATTCAGGAAAGTAGGTAGGATTATGGTAATAGGTAATTTGACACGCAAGGAACGCGTATTCGACATCCTTTCAGATATCAGGGATTTACATACAATCCAGGATAAGAGTAAACGTATTCAACAGCTAGAATCTATCGCTGAAAGTATCGGTGAGCTTAGGGAACCACGCTCATACGAAGTGTGTAGGGTACAGAATCTAGCTGAGGTATGGAAACACGACTATAAAGCTGGTGTAGGCTATACCATCGCAGAGGATATCGATATGCTGCATCTATTTATGGAACAATCGTTACTAAGTAAAACAATCAGACGATAGGTAGGTAGGTAGTGTGCAATATCTCACACATCACACTACCGTACACTCTGGTAGACTAGGTATGAAAGGTAGGTAGGTATGGCATTAGTTAATGTAAACGATGGCAGGATTTTCTCTGTGAACATCTGGCAGGAACGTGGATTGTGTAGCATCCAAGTGTATGACGTTACAAACAATCTTGATGCAGTATTCACAGATGAAAATGAGCTTTGGAGCGTATCAGATGTAGATGATATTCGTTCCGATATTGATTATGGTTTGTACAATCTCACAGATAAGAGTATCGCTGATTATGTGGCAGGTTTTATGCCAGCAGGGAAAGGTAGGTAGGTATGGAAAGTTATAACGGCTGGACGAATAAAGATACGTGGCAGGTTAACCTATGGTTTGGCGATGATATGCATGATGTAGCCAAGGAAAATGGATACGCTATCGATGCCGGATGGTGCAAGGAAATGGTGGAAGAATACCTAGAGAATTCCGTACGTAACGTATTCCAAGGATTCATAGGCGATATCGTTGGGAGCTTTATGTCTAGCGTAGATTGGAATGAGATAGCCAAGTCTGTAAACGATGCTGCCGAATTGTCCGAAGAATCAGACGATACAGACGAAGAAAGCGAGTAGGTATGAATCTCAGTATAGAAATGACAGATACGTTTTGTGACGTGCCAAATTACAGCTGGGTTGTACGTAAGACTGTAAAGCATACGGGTAAAGCTTCAGATGCAGCGATTGTACGCAAGGTCAAGCGCACACTAGGTATCACGTACACACATAATTACTACAGCTGGAATGGTGATACCTTCACAATCGAATTCCCTAAAGGTACAAACATCATTATTTCAGCGACAGTATGCGACGATGCAGGGATAGGAGAATAGGTATGTATACAGTTATCGTAGGTAACGTAGGCAAAATAGGCGAATATGCGTCACGTCAATTAGCCCAGGAATCATACAAATCGTACGTTGAGTTATCGACATCAGGGTATGGCAGGGTAGCTGGTGAATCGGTTTACCTGTTTGAGAATGACGAAATCATCGAAGAACATATGGGTACGAATGATGATAGGGACGAAGAATAGAAAGGTAGGTAGGTATGAATATATCTAAGACATTCACAAATGTTGAATTGGTGAGCTTGGCAAAGGTAATTGCGTTAGGTGGATACAAGATAGAAATGGATGATGTAATATCATCCCTTCACGTTACGCTACCAGACTTGACGAGCTATGCGACGATTATGTCTGTACGGCAATTCGTCGATATGGTATTCGAGTTATACAAATGTAAACATCTGGGTCACGCTGAAGTCTGGCAACGAGAATTTATCAGACTGGTAGCAGACTTGAATAATACCGAAGAATACTCAGATGCAGACATTCTTATCGCTGTATGGGACACACACAAAGGTTTAGTAAAGGAGTAGGTAGGTAGCTATGGAAATCAGAATTGAATCGGTCGATATCGACCAAATCTCAGCGTCGGATATGTTGGAACAGATAGCGGTATGTGAAAGGGAAAGTATCCCATTCAAGCTCTATCACGCATTCGTAGATGATAGTAAACACCAGGTGATGGAATTACCTAACACCATAGGCGTATTCGCTGGTGGAGATACGGTATGGAATGAAAGTATCGATAATGTGACAGATGCCGTTTATGCACAATATGGCATCAAACGTCATTCGGTACAGTTGGACGATATACGTGTTATGTTTTGGAAACATATCCTTGACATCGAATCTGTAAGTATAGGATTAAAGAATCCTCTAGATGGAAGCTTAGACATAGAAATCTCAGTCTATGGGAATGGTGATATCCACAATCATGCATTATTCCAATTTGATAAGAATAGTCATTTGGAAAGTATCACATTCCGTTACGGTAGGGATGGTATGCAACGAATCATTCAACAAATTGAGTTAGCTGGTGCATACTCACGTATGGAAATCAAAGAATGTATCGCTGGACGTTTGGTAACAGCGGTAGGCTGCTGATACGTTTACATATACCTGTATCATTTCTGGTACAGGTATTCATTCCCTAAGGTAGGTAGGTATGTTCAATCAAAAGTTATTTAACGCTGAATTGGAACGTCTCAGGCAGATGTTCCCCGAATGCCATATAGAGGCATTCTCACCAGATGAATACAAGATAGCTGATGCAACACTCCAGGATAAGGATGCATCGAAGGTCGCAGAGTATCTGTACACACATACGGATAGTGTGCATATGTGGAATCTAGTACACAAAGCTATCGATTATGCGAAGAATGTAAAGGGATTGTATTCATGAGGCAGACTGGAAGCTTTGTTTGTTTCCTAGGATGGTCTACCCTGTTTATGGGATATGTACCTTTAGCGATTGGTTTACTAGTAATCGGATTCACCCTTGTCTTTTCAGGCAAGCGGTGAGTCCGTTTTCTCTTTTTGAAACCAGTTCTGAAACCAGTTCGCACGAAAGGAATAGATAGATAGATAGATGGCAGAAACTAAAACGGGACGCAAGCCCATTTTCGGTAGAGGTAACTATGCACACGTAACTCAGCTACGTTGGGGCAGCATTACCAGATACTTTGAAAGTAAAGAGGATGCCATACAGGAAGCGAGAGGTATCCAATACAACATGATGAAGCAGCGGATGACAGGCAGGGTACACGTGCTAGTTAGTCAGTTCCGTAGACAGGTAAGTCATCACTGGACTAAGAAGGATATCATCGCATTTCTAAATGGAGACTTTGGATGGACAACCATTTATGACGTATCCATCACAGGTGGGAAGGTTGTTAAGTTCATAGATAAGGTGAATCAAAAGCGTAACTATGCAACCCTTGAGGAGTTTACTACGCCTATCGTGAATCCAACACAACCTATGAAGAATGGGTTAGAGATTATCCAAAACAACGAGAGTCTCTTTGAATTATGTAAACGTGCGCCAACACCTACAGCATTTAAGATGGCACTCAGGAAGATAGATATGCTCAAAGCTCCCATTACTGCAAGCGTAGCACAATACGTATGGAGAGTTACGCATGAGGATTAAGCCTGAAGCAGCACTACAAAAACAAGTGATAGATACTTTGATGGTGCTAGGTTACAAAGTCTTTGAAACAGGGAAGACTAGAACTAAGGTTAGATGCACTAAATGTGGTGCGTACAGTTATGCGACAGGCTATCAGGGTAACACACCAGGGCTACCAGACTTGTACATACATTCGTCACACCATCTATGGGGCAGCAAAGCAGTAGCTATCGAACTGAAGGCTGCGAAAGGTAAGGCATCTGAGATACAGCAAAAGATAGCAGATGCTGGGTATACGACAATCTGTCGTTCTACCGAAGAGGTTCTATTGGTTATATCAAGGGTTGAGGCAGAACTTAACAACTGGACAACCGTAGATAAGATTACAAGATTTGTGGAGGCAAACTATGGGCTATTTGAAACCAAGTATTGATTGTTGGGACTACGTGTTCCAGAAGACAGGTGGAGACTACGTATGGGTCAATATGGAGACCATAGAGGGTATCAATCTCATACAAGAGTCAGAGAAGGATGGATGGCGATATGCAGTTATCTTTGATGATGAAGTAACGCAGAACGGCATCGAGTACAACACAAGAATACAACTTCGTACCTTGATGAATCGTTACCGTTTCTTTGAATACAACGGACGTAAGGTACAGGCACTAGGATGTAATGGAACACTATGTACCTGCCCTACAGATGCACCAGATGGCAGACTTACACCAGACTTTGGCGGGTTTGTTTACCGGGTGGCAAAGGTACAGGATGGCAAGCTTGGATGCGTCCATAGACTAATCAACGGCAAGCCACATCAAGTAGTATCAGCTGATATAGAACACGCATTAGGCGTCATAAAGGATACGAGCGATAACCCTGAAGAGGCTATGCTCAACCCAGCGATGATACTTGAATACATCCCAGTCACAAAGATTTATTCACAAGCTGACTTCCTCATACTCCAGGATACTGAATCACCATTCAACCTTGAGGAAATCTCAAACCTCTACCCAGATGATGATGAAGAAGAACTTCTTTTGTCTAAGATGGATTATTGACAATACAGTATTCTTGGAGTACACTTTCTACGTAAGGGAGAAAACATATGTTTCATTCAGATTCGTTGTCTAGTATTGCACCTGACCTTGTGAAGGTTCAGGCTGGCATTAATGGTGTTGCAAAGGATGGCAACAACCCTATTTTCCGTAGTAAATACATCACGCTTGATAGCATTCTACTGTCTGTTCGTCCAGTACTTAGTCAGTACAACATCTTCTTGTCACAGTCAGTGCAAAGCCATACTGATAGCGAGATTACTGTTCGCTCCACGTTGATTCATGCTAGTGGTGAGTGGATTGCTAATGAAGTATCTGTACCAGTCAACCCTATCATTAACAGGGATGGCAAGGTACAGCCAGTAGATGCACATCGAGTAGGCTCTGCTATTACTTATGGGCGCAGATATAGCTTGTCTGCACTCTTGGCTATCGGTGAAGCATCAGATACGGATGATGACGGCAACAATGCTAGTGGATACCAGAATCAATCTCAGGCTCCACAACAACCTTTGCGACAGCCGCAGACTCCACAAAAGCAAGCACCTAAGACACCTGCGCCAACAGTACCTGCACCATTGGATAGGTTCAACGCAGAGATTGATAGGCTCTGGGGTAAAGAGACATCTAAGGCTGACCGTAAGGGAATCCACAACGCTGTCGCAGCTGGCGGTTCAGAGGTTCCTATCACAAAGGATTCACTATCACACGTAGCAGATTGTTTGTCTGAATGCAAAGACAAAGCAGAGGCAGATGTATTCATCACTGGATGTTTGGAAGCGAACGAATAGAAAGGTAGGTAGGTATGGCTATTATTGAGATTGACGGTGACCTGTTTGATGATGAGACAGGCGAGTATGCGGGACCAACGGGGAGAGACCTCCCCTCAATCCTTGAAGGTGAAGAAGACCTTCTCAAGTATATGAGAATCCTTCTTGACGCTGAGACACGTGCTGCAGCAGAAGAGATGAAGTACAAGTCTGTCTTAGAGAACATCAATAAGATGGTCAAGCGTCATAAGTCTAAGGTCACTTACCTTAGGGCTATGTATGAAGGTCAAGCTGCAAAGGTAGCAAACACACTCCTCCCTAGAGATAAGGAAGGCAACCTTCGTAGCAAGACGTATCGATGCCCATTCGGGACTATCGGTCAACGTACGACAACACCAACGATAAAGGTAATGACATCTAATGTTGCACTAGCATTCGCAAAGTTGGAATGTCCACAGGCTATCAAGGTACAGGAATCTGTACTTATATCTATGGTTCCAGATTCAGTGAAGGCTAAGTTGTTGAGTGACCCATCAAGTGCTGAAGCATTCGGGTTTGCTGTAGTGGAAGGTGGAGAAAGCATCACCATCAAAACGCTTATGGAGACTAAAGATGAGACGAAGTGAGCTTGAGAATGTGCTTGAAGGACTAGTGCAACTTAGGGCTAAGGCTCATTGCATCCAGGTGAATGAAGAACTAAAGACAGGGCAACCTCAGTTCCCTGTATCAAACGTCCTTGAGAAGTTAGACCAGACGATTAACCTACTGACAAAAGAGGTTTATGCAACAAAGGATAGGACACCTAAGACTTTGGCTCAGAAGTTCAATATGTTTGTAGGATTCAAGCTATGAGTGAAGTGGTACATATCGGTAGCCTTACCGATTCTGTATCCATAAGTGAAACAGGGTTGTCTGTTGTCAAGGAGTTGTCCTTTGACCAATGGTCAACCCTTATGGGTACTCTCAGTCGTATGGATACGGCGTTCCAGTTCGCCATAGGGGATGCACTCCTCTATGGTGAAAGCCGTTATGGTGAACGCTACGCTCAAGCTGTTGACGTGACAGGGCAGTCGTATCAGTCACTCGCTAACTATGTATGGGTTAGCAAGGCAGTTGATAAAGATAGGCGTGTCGCAGGTCTTAGCTGGACACATCACCGGGTTGTAGCAAAGCTTGACCCTGAGAAGCAGACAGAGTTACTAAAACGGGCAAAGGCTGAAGATTGGACTATCACTACCTTGATGGAAGAGGTACGTGGTGAACCATTACCTAAGAATAATATAGAGCAGGTGAGCGTCCCTAAAGGTATGTCTGTATCTGAAGCGAATGCGGTTCTTCACCAGGCTAACAACTGCACGTCACTATGTGACGAGTGTCCTTTCAGGAAGGACAAGTAATGTTAAAGATAGTCTCCCTTGAACTAAAGCAAGCAAACGCATTCGTTGAACTACACCATAGGCATCACAAACCTGCACGTGGTCATAGGTTCTCTATCGGATGCGTAGACGCTGATGGAGTATTACGTGGAGCTTGTATCGTAGGACGTCCAGTAGCACGAGCCATCAACTATTCAGAAGTCCTTGAAGTCACACGTTTGGTTACAGATGGCACGTTCAACGCCTGTTCAATACTGTATGGGGCAGCTGCACGTGCTGGTAAAGCTATCGGCTACAAGAAGATACAAACGTATATCTTAGAAGACGAACTTGGTACGACACTCAAGGCATCTGGTTGGACTATGGTGGCTATGACACAAGGTGGGTTATGGTCACATACAGATGGCAAGCCACGTAGGACAGACCAACCAACGTGTAGGAAAGCAAGATGGGAGAAGACACTAAACACATGAGATACATAGGCGAACGGATACAAGGTGTATCTAATCGTATGTGATATAGTCCTATTCCCTGAAGCACATTAACTGAGGGGAATATTCGCTTTATAGGTAGGCAACATGATTACAATATTCAACGGTAGGACACGTAGCTTACGTACGTCCGAACATAGTTCTTTTGTGCAACTTGAACACCGCATACTCCAGCATATGAATAAGTTCACGTCAAGTGAATGGATGGTGTTCTGCGCTATCTCATTACACGCTGACCAAGAAGGTGTGTGCTTCCCATCTATCCCTAGACTAATGAAGTCAACAGGCTTATCAGCACCTACGATACGTGCAGCAATCGCAGGGCTAGAGACAAAAGAGATTGAAGGATGTAAGGTTGTATCACGTCGCATGAGGTTCCAAGAAGGACGTCAAACAAGTAACGAATACATCATCCTTCCCGGCTATCAGGGGGAAAGTATTTTGGAGGGGGAGGGTAAAGAATCTTATAGGGGGGAGGGTAAAGAAATTAGTACCCCAATTAACAAGAAACAATTAGAACAAGAATCAATTAACTATATATCCTCTGTACCAGAGGCTGTTGAGCCAAAGGCTCCAACAAAGAAACGCTCAAAGGTATCCCTTCCAAAGGATGATGACCCAGCACGTGAGCTTTACGTAGCATTCAGGGAATGGAAGTATCCATCACTACAGGCATCTGACTTCAACGTCACTGAATGGAAGTCCGTTTACTTCATCCTCTACCAGATGGTCAACAAAGGTATTAGTGGTGAGACCCTGGTGAATGCTTGCCAGAACCTCACCAACAAGTGGGGCAACGCAGATATGGTCACAATCAACTCTGTATGGAAACACTGGTCAACTGCAACGCAACTTACTACGACCATCGGAACACCTCTCAAGAAAGCTTCGACACGAGACCACGCAACATCAGCTGAGGATGTAATGAAGTTCGTTAGGAATATGTCTTGACAGTACGGTGTATTGTGGTAAAGTACTTGGCATAGGAGGTAGGTATGATAGACATCGATATGTACACACACGTTGGCTGGACACTTCCAGACCAACTGCTTGGCGAGGGTGAGAGAGAGGATGATGAGTCCAATCTCACTGTCACGTACCACTGCATCATAACTGATAAGGTCTTGGAACAAGCAAGGAAGATATTCCGCAAAGAGCCAATCGACCCTGAGTTATTGAAGGATGGTGATGAGTGGGTTGAGAAAGTCAAGTGGGCTATCGAAGTGACAGATGAAGAATGGCAACAAACAGGTGCGCCTCCAATGGATGAGGAGGAAGTACTTGACATGATTAGTCACTGGATTAATGAAGAGATTCAACCAGAGATTGACCGTTATGTGGAAGCAAAGTTTGAGTCGTATGCAAGTGGAGAGGAATGGGAGAACTACTATGACTGATAAGGCGTTTGGTACAGTTGCTGGCATCCTTAGTGCTATGCCAGCACAACAGCGATGGGATGATGGCGTTGCGGTAGGCTACGCTCTTTCCCTCAAAGATGTAGACGATAAGACGGCTATTGACGTAGTCATCGATATGTTGAAGACTGAGGACTTCCGTCCTAGTCCAGCTGCAATCCTTCGAAGGGTACGTGGCATCCGGTGTGGTGAAACATCCGTCATTCAGATGTTCAATCGCATCTGCCGGTTCCTCTCAGATGTCCATCCTAAGATGCGTTCAGAGCGTGAGGTTGAGTGGCTGACAGATGGTGACCTGCATCCCTTTGATATCGTTGCTGTCAAGTACATCGGTGGATGGCAAGTCGCAGGGAAGATGGATAGAGATAAGCTTACCTCAGCACTACGTGACTGGACGAAGGACGCAAACGATACGGTTCAGAACCTTGTACAGATTGATGTCAAGCCTGAAGTGAAGGCAATCTCAGAATGACAGAAGTTGAGAAGCGTGTATCTGAACTATCATCACGCAAGAAGGATGGGTATTACCCGTTCGACCCTATGGTGGAGATGTCCCTTCTTGGGACTATCCTTCTTGGGGGCAAGAAGGTTCTTGATGATGTAGAGCATATCGTCAACGAACAGATGTTCTATCGCCCTGGTAACCAAGCTGTCTATTCATCTATGAAGCGAGTGGTTGCTCAGACGCAAGGTAGTTGCGACATCGTCCTACTCAATGATGACCTAACTAACCATAACCAGATAGACCTCATAGGTGGCTTGGCATATCTGATGCAGTTAGGTGATATGGAGTTCACTACATCAACCGCTGTAACGTATGCCAATAAGGTCAAGAGATACCACGAGCTTAGGAATATTGTAGTCAACTCTGAGTACGCTATGCTCAGGGCGCAGCAAGGTGAGATTGACCCTGAGGTAATCACCCTAGACTTTGCTAAGGGTACTGAGATAAAGAATGCAACCAACGTAGTATCAAGCGCAGGTGATGTGCTACGTGAAAGCATCTTAGGTATCCTCAACGGTCGCAAGAAGGGCATACCTACAGGCTTTGCTGATATCGATAAGGTAATCAACGGATTCAAAGAAGGTGAACTAATCATCCTTGGTGGCAGACCTTCTATGGGTAAGTCATCCCTTGGGCTACAGTATGCAATCAACGCAGCAAGGCAGTGCAAGGCGGATGGTGGTGGAGGTGCGCTCTTCATCAGCGTAGAGATGTCACAGGACATGATTAGTCAGAGGCTCTTACAGATAATAGGAAACGTAGACGGTCAAGCACTTCACAACAGCTACTTCTCTAAGGGCGAGCGTGACCGTATGGAGGCTACACAACGTGAGGTGGACACATTACCCCTTTACTTCTCAACAGAGACTCCTGTGACCATTCAGAGCATCAGGGCTAAGGCTCGTGATATGCAGCGCAGAGGCACACTCTCTATGCTTGTCGTTGACTATCTACAGATGCTGGATACAGGCAAGGAGACGCAAGGTAGGACACGTGATATTGGCGTACTGAGCAGAGGGTTGAAGTCCATAGCCAAAGAGTTTAGTATCCCGGTCATAGCTCTATCGTCACTCTCACGTGCAAGTGAACAGCGTAATGACAAGCGACCAATCATGTCAGACCTACGAGAGTCCGGGGATATTGAGTCAGATGCTGACGTGGTACAATTTCTGTATAGACCAGACTATTACGCTGAAGATAGGAATGCTTGGGACGAAGATATGCCTTCCGAGACAGAAGTGATAACAGCGAAAAACCGCAATGGGTCTATTGGAGTATCACGAATCGAGTTCCACAAACGTGTGGCACGTTTCGCTGATATTCCAGAAGGAAGTCTCTAATGGATGTATCAATCCGAACAGGATACAAGCGTGTGTCCAACTGGCAACGACACGTGATTATGACGGTAGCAGAATCAAAGACCAGGGCAGAAGCAGCTGAGAGACTAGGGTTGAAGATACGAACCCTTGATGACCTTTTGTATCGTGCATACAAGACGATGGGTTGTCGCAACATCAAGGAAGCAGAAGTTATTCTAGGTAGTAGGGGATTTGCAAATAGGAGCGACTAATGACCATATTTATAACCATCGTAGGTGTCATCATTTTAGCGATAGTGTGTTGCTTTTTGGGTATAGGATACGTGATAGGGCAGTATGCGGAGGGACGTAAATGATTGGGGTGAAACATATCAGTCAATTATCTGCATCTGGAAACTGGAAATCACCTCCTGTAAAGATGGTGAAGCTTATCGACCAGATACCAGAAGACGTCCAGTTACGCATTTGGGCGATGCATAAAGATGGAATGAGTAGACGTGGTATTAGCGATGTCTTGATTGCAGAGGGAGTGCCATCTCCTAAGATGACTCTTCCTTGGGGAATAAATGCAATCACTGTAGTTATAGCAAAGTACAAGGAGAAGGTATGAAGAACTTTACGCAGATACTGGAAGATGCAAAAAGCGGTAAGGCGATTAGGCGTGTTGGGGCTAGATGGTTTGTTCAGATGGTAGACAAGAAGTTATGTACGTACAAACTGAATGGTGCTAACACCAGAGTCTTTGATGGGGTTACAGTCCTGTCATCATTTGACATCTTGTCTAATGACTGGGAGGTAGTTGAATGAAATTTGAAGCACAAGCAATAAGACCTAATGAAGACGAGAGTCTCATAATCGAACTGGCAAAGACTGCATACAAGTTCTTTGATAAACACCCAAATGAATATGCTGCTGATATCTACGCAAAAGGCGAAGATGGAATCGTTGGACACGTAGGGCAGATAGTAAATCCAAAGTATGTAACGCTTATGGATGGCGCAGCACTTACAATGTCCACCTATAAAAATAGGAATCTCATACGAACAGTTCAAATAAACAATAAATGAACAAGAGTAAGACACCAACATAACGCTGGTGTCTTATTTGTTTATCTCTTTAGGATGATAGAAGTTTCATCAATAGCAACTGTCAGTCCTTGCCAGTTTGCAAAGTCACGTACAGACACCATAGACTTACCACCAAGAATGATAGGTGAACAAGGGACAGCCTTGTCGTCCCATAAAGGGACTAAGTCAAAGGTCAACCTAGTCTTGACATCTTCACCATACAGAGCCTCAAGCATAGGACGTAGCGCAGCATAAGCTTTGCCGTTAGTCAATATAGACTTAATGGAGTCAGAACCTATGACAACATTACGCTCAGATGAAACATCATCAAGCAAGTCAGCCCATCTAGCAAACACGAGACGCTTGAGGTTACGTCCTGCATATAGGTTAGGACGCTCTACAACGGACGTACCGTTCCTTGAACCATCTAGGTTACTGTTACCCTCAATAGATGTGAATGCGTTGTCCTTATAGCCAGATACAAGGAATACGTGGACAGCGTCATCACTATCCTCAGCCGCTAGTACAAACCCAATATCACCTACGTATGGTGTCTTGTGCAAGATACCTAACTTCTTTGCACGAGCAAGCAATACATCACAGCTGGCTGAACGACCTAGTTGCCAGTCAAGGTTAGTCTTGAACTTCCACCTTGAGTGTACAGAACTGAGAAACGAAGCACACCAAAAACTACCAAGCGGAACATTACAAGCCGTATTCCATACGTCAATATGGAAACCCCTATTACTGCCAATAGGCTCTTCTTTGATACCAACACAGCCTCTTGCTACCGATATGAACTCTTGTACAGGACTCATTCAAGAACCTCCTCCTCAACTTGCTCCATCTGGTCTGGTCGTAACTCAGACTCAGGATTCATCAACCACTCTTCTTTGTCTGAACCAAGTAAGTAATACTGCCATCCTGGAGGATTGCCGTATGTGTCGTAGTCATATTCACCCTTACCAGCCGGTGGGTTATACCTAAGCCTTCCACCTAGTGCGTTGACTGCACCAACGAAGGCTGCCTCAAAGTTCTTGTCTTCTTCTTCTCTATCATTAGCCGCCTTATACGTTTCAAGGTACGACTGCACCCAAAGGAACATAAGGTTCTTGGTAACCAACTTACTGAGCTTCATGTCAGGGGCATCAATACCAACCTCTTTCAACATAGGTTTGGTTACGTTGTCATACCAAGTCTTGAGGTCTTCATCTACGTAACCTACAGGCTTACCCATAAAGTCACGCCCAGTGAACATCTCCTTCATCATGCTGACAGCAGGAGCGTTTACTAACCGTCCCTCAACAAACGAACTCAGCATACTAGTGAACTTCTCACGTGCCTCTTTAGGTGAATCCTTTGGGGACATCTTCATAGCGTTAGCGACTGCATCACCAAACTCAAGGAACATCATGATTCCACCAGGAGCTTTGAATACATAGTTGCCAACCTGTATCTTTGTACCGGCAGCAGCAACAGATGTCTTTACCTTGAACTGGTCGAATGGACGATACAAACCAAAGTATGCAAGTAGTGCATACCACAATGCACGTGCCTTCAATAGCATCTTCCAGTTAGCCCTGAATGCATACGGATTCAGACTACGTGTTGATGGAATGCCATTCAACTCCATCCACTTCTTACCGACATCAGTTTGTCCTAAAGCCCATCGTCCTATTGGGTCAGCCATTACACGACTTGCAAGCCAGCGTGGTGCGAACATAATACGACGCATCATGCGACCGATAGCTTTGTCGTAATCTTGTGCGCTAAACTTGATGTCACCATTCATGACGTTCAAAACAGCTGCCATATCAGCCGCTGCTTCTTTGAACCCAGCAGATGATGGGTCGTAGCCTAGTTCTTCATATGTAGCCATCGTCTGTGCAAACTTATTGAACTTCACGTAGTCCTTCATCATCGTCATAGCACGTTCAGATGATGCTTTGAGTGGTACGTATCGCTCACCAGAAAGAACACCTTGGATATCTGGGTCAACATCCAACTCGTTGACATCCATCAAGTCAATCTCAGGAAGAGTTGCATCTGGATTTGTCTTGCGAAGTTCAGCCAACTGCTCTTCCCTTTTGACTCTTAGTTCATCTAGGATTCTGTCGTATTGTGATGTAGCAAGAGTAAGCCTACTCTGCTTTGCTAGTTCGTAATACTTGTTTGCGCGAATCTGATTGCCCATAATATGGACCTGCTCACGACCCTTGAACATCTGTTTGTTGATAGTTCCAACGCCGTTATCAATACCTAAATTAGGTGCAAGAGACTTAGGTCCAAGCAGTAACGACTTGAAAAACAAGTCAGGTGACTCAATAGGGTTAGCAAGCATCCAGTTCTGGATGAGCGGTGCAGACCAGTCTCCAGCCATTGGGAAGCGACCTAATGCGTTGATTACATCAAAACCCTTCATCAACCAGCTTTCATCAATCTTCTGCACAACCTTGATGAATGTGCTGTATTCATTTGGGTCAGTAAAGGTAGTCTCAACACCATCCTCATCAGCAAAGGTTATTGGATTCTCTGGTGTTGGCAAATCAGAGTCATCAACATCTTTGATATCAGCATCACGTATAGGGCGAAGGCTGTAGAGAGGAGTACCCCTGCCAGTTGCATACTGTACACGTCCCATAGGGTTGTTGACTTGATTAGGTTTCAAGTCTCCGTAAGGTGACTTGGTTGTCTCGTAGTTCTTATCTATACGCTTATCGAGTGCAACGATACCTGTCTTGATATCCTCAATAGGGGCTAGTGCAGCCTTATGTACATCTACACCACCAAGTGACTTGTAGTTAGACCGACCAAAGGTTTCTGTATACAACGCACGAATAGCGTTGACGTCCTTTGTAATAGCGGAGTGTGCTGCAAACGCACCATAGTCTGCATACTCTCCACCACTTGAAACCTCAACTGCATCAATAAGGTTTGAATGGATAGCATTCAAAACATCTATATAGCGAAGAGGCTTACCATCAACATCAACCTGCTTACTATCAGCCATCAAAGGATGACCCTTAGTATCATCCACACGTTTTACTCTTGTTGTCGCAGGTGTTTCAGATGAGACGTCACCTACTTCCATCTTCAAGTAAGTAAACTGTCTATCAATCTCAGACATCAAAGCGTCATACGCCATCTTAGTCTCAGGGTTAGTGTCATACGAGTTAGCAGGTAACTTGTCGTAGTTGCTTGCAATACCCAATCGACGTTCTTGATTATCCTGAGCGTAAGTCCAGTCACCGGGTAGTTTTATTTCACGCCCAGCAACCGTTGATAGAGAAGACTCTATGACATCCTTTAGCCTTTGGTCGGCAATAGACTGATGTCCGGCTTCATAGATTTCCGGCTTGATGAGGTGAAGTACATTTCTCGCTTCATAGAAGGGGATGGCATAGCCTTCCGCCGCTTCGTTTCCGAAATGCCAGACTCTTTCAGTATCTTGGATAGCTTGAACTGGAATGCGTCTCTTAGAGAGTTCGCTGGTAATGTTGCCGACGGCTTTTTCAAAGTTGTTGAGGGATTCCTCATATGTCTTACCTCTCTGCTCTACGTTATGTAGCGTTACAGACTGTCCATCAATACTCTTACGTAGGTATGGATACATACGCTTCATAGCAGCGTACACGTTGTCTGTCACTGGACCATCAAACTCAAAGGTGACTGATGGCTCTACCGAATAACCACGCTTCTCGTTGTAACCTATCTCTTCACCAGAGCTTGCCTTTGTAACAAGTAATGCTTCTTGGATGTTGTTACGGACAGCAAAGTCAATAGCCTTACCAATGGTGTCAATACCAGCATCGTTGATACCGACTGTTCCATCGATGACTAATACGTCGTTTATCTCCATCAACTTGATGTTGCTATTACCTAGTTCAGAACGTAAGACATCAGAGTCTAATCTCTGTTGAACAATAGGGGTAACAGACTCACGTGGCACACCACTTCTTGTAGCAGACTCAGCAAAGTCTACAGGTGTACGTGCATCAGGATTGATTGTGGAACTTTGACCGTTGGCTAACGCTCTGTCCGCTTTGTCTGCAAAACGAGTTTTACGACTGGAGTACAGGATATTACCGCCGGTGTTACCTGCGTCATCGTTGTAAGCCGACCGTTGATTACGGCTTTGTGCCTCCAGCGCAGCTGCAAATGGTGTTGCGTCCGCAATATTGGCTTGCAGTTCTGGTAGTGACCTTCGCATCCACTTTTCTGCTGTGAGTTTGCGATTACCTTGCTTTGTGAATGATTCACGAGTTCTACCTTCTCCCGCTTTCATTGTACCAATTACGTTCAGCCAGTTTTGTAAACTCAGCGAATCATCACTATTAGTGGAGACATCAGATAGCAACCCATACTCGTTAGCCTGATTGACAATAGCCAAGAGCTTGTTAGGAATGATGCCTTCGAGCATACCTGTAGCACGTTCAATATCTTCAGGCTTATTACTTACAGACTTGACTGAGTATTCCTTCAAGGTGGTATCAGCGAATGATGCAACACGCTTGGTCATACCAGTATAGGAGTTATCTTCAAGAGCCTTTGTAACAGCGTTATAAGGGTTATCAAGACCAATAACTTGAACACCACGTGGACCCGATGAACCAGACACAAAGTTCAGCAACATCTTGCCAAACTCTGGACTGAACCCAATATCATCAGACAAGGCAATCACATCTCGTGGGGTGACTTCAGTCTGGGTTACTGTTCCATCTTCAGCGTATAACTCAACAGCCACAATCGGCTTATCTAGGTTACGCTCTGAAACCATCAAGGGTCCAAAAGGATACTTTTTAGTAGAAAGAATCTTTCCACGTACAGGCATACCATCTACATCCACAATAACAGGTGCGTTATCCCACAAAGAGATACGACGCCAATCGTATGGAACAGACCACTGAGCTTCGTACTTACCATTCTCAAGAGGTGTTACAACAGCCGAGGACATCTCTGAATATGCAGAACGCATAAACGTACGGAGGTTGTCCCAAAGTTCTGTCATACGAGCCTTGGCTTCAGTACTACCTTCTTTTTGAACGAAAGCATTCTCACCATTTAGGAATGATGCCTTCATACGTGCTGCAAACATCTCTTGCATTTCGTATGAGGCTAGGCTTTGGTTTGTAGTCGTAGGCTCACGTAAAGTTTTACCAAGCTTGGTTGCCACCTCACGTGCCATATCAACAGGCATATTCTCAAGAATGGCGTGTGACAACTCTTCTATAATGGTATTTGAGTCAGCCTGGTTCATAGTGATGAACACCACCTGCTGACCGACATCATTATTCTTGTTACGAATATTGACGTATGCACCTTCACCTACAAAGACTTCGTCAAATGCAGCTGAGATATTAGGTGCTTTGGAGAGTACAGCGAATACAGGAGTGTTCGTCTGATATCGTTCTCGGATAAGTCTTGACTGCACCTTACGTACAACATCACGCTTTTGGTCAGTCGATAATGCATCACCAAAGTACATGACACGCTCATCACGTGAATACGTACCATCAGCGTTACGTACCAGAGACTTCTTTGATGCTTCCTCATTCAACATAGTAATAATGTTGGTGACACGAGGAATCTCAAACTTCTGGTAAAGACGAGCAATCCTATTCCTTACACGCTTCTGCTTTGCAGCTTGCTTAGTGTCAGTATCGAGGATAGGTACTTCATCAATACTATACTTAGTCAGGCTTCCACTAGTAACTGTAGAAGAGAACGCTCGTACACCTTGTGCATACTGTTGTGCAATCAACAGGTCTCTGTTTACGAATGCACGAATCCACTCGTCGTAATACTTTGATACAGAGTCTGCATACTTATCAACCTCTGATTCCGGCATCTTGACGTTAGCATCTTTGATTACTTGCTTGAGAATGTCTTTGAGTTCGGTGACATTACGTGCCTTACGGAACACATCATTAATGTCTCCAAGCCCTTCAATAGATGCGGTAATGCGTACAAGAGAATCGTTGTCAAGCATCTCAACATCACCCGGCATAGTGACGTCAAGTGCGCTACCTTCTTCCGCAGGGAGAATGTCTGATTCACCTAACAACTCCGCTTCAGTGATAATAGATGGTGTAGGCTCAGGCACTACGACCGGCTCAACAGGGGCTACAGTAGGCTCAGGACGTGTAACAGGAATCTCTACTTCAGCAGCACGTGCTTCTGCCTCACGCATACGAGCTTCACCTACTGGCTCATCAGCAATAGGGTTTACTACTGGTGCTGCACGACGGCGTGTCCTACGACGAGGAGTAAGCTCAGGAGCCTCTACAGGAGCCTCTGACGGCGTTACTTCAGCCGTTGGCTCAGTTGCCCTAGTACGCCTTGTAGTAGTGCGTTCTCGTGGTTCTGGAGTAACCTCTGGTTCCGTAGGTGTAGCCTCAGCAGTAGGTGCAGTTGTGGCAGTTGGCTCAGGGCGTGGAGCCTCGGTACGTTTTGTCCTACGTGCCTTCTCAGGTGTAGCCTTTTGCGTTACACCACCATAAGCACGTGTGATAGCGGATTGCTGAACTGTAAACGCAGGAGCCGATGGATTACTAACACTAACAACGGTTGGACCAAACTGCGTATTACCTACAACAACGCCATTATCAACTTCACCAGAAGGAGTTCTGTACTCAACAATAGAACCTACTTCATAGTCTGTATCACTCTTTGAGAATGACTTAGTAAATTCCTTGCGTGTGTTCTTACTCGCATCAGCCAACCTAGTCTGCGCTGTACCTCCAGGAACACCCTCAGAACGCATCTTATTACGATAACCATTCAGGTTATCTTTGCGTGTCTTAGCATCTGCAACTTGTTCAGGTGTAAGAAGGACTGGATGGTCTTGCCCAGTGAATCTCTCTCTATCAGATGACTTGAAGATAGGGTCATACTTACTTCTATCAACCCTAAACTGAGATGGGTCAACATTCATAGAGGATGTATCTAGTACTTCACCCTCAAACTTTGTAGCGACAGAATCTCGTGATAGTCCCTCAACAGTATCGTTAGGGACAACTAACATATCAAAGCCACCAACAGGTGATGGAACCTGCACAACAGAATAGTTCTTATCGATAGCCTTGACTACACGCCCATAAAGAGGTGTGCCAACTACATCGATACGACGATTGAAGTCAGTATCAGAAGGTCCATCACCATCCTTTGAAGGAATGTAATCAGCTGCCCTACTAAGGTCATACTCGTAGTTCTTGAGTTGGTAACCAGTCTTATCACTTGGTGTAATACCACCAGCCCTGAATGCATCAGCCGCTAGTTTCTGGTTTTCACCAAACAACATATCCGTACTGACCAAGTCAAGTCGTGACTCACCAGTCTTCTTATCAGTTGTCTTAACTGTTGCAAGACCGTCATGCGTAAGACCAAGGAATGCTTGCGACTCATCACCACGAGTCTGGACTTTACCAAACGTACTTGCAGCTTTGGCATACGTCCCTGCAATACTGAATCCCTTCTTAGGGGCTAGTGAACTAACAGCATTCAGTAGGCTCTGACCAACCATAGGGTTATCAGCACCAGCCCTATCTGATTCAAATACAGGTGCATTACCAATGGTCGCAGACATATTCTCTGGGTTGATATTGACTACACGCCCACCACCAATAGGCACTACGTTTTCACCTAGTGGATTCCTTGGAGCAGCAGTAGCAGTACGTGCCTCAGCAAATGTAGGACTAATACCACCAGCAGAAGGAGTAGGTGTTGGAGTTACACCCGGTGTCACACCAGCACTTGGTGTGCGAGCAAACGGTGACGGAGCAACAATAGGTTGATAGGCTTCAGGGGTGTACGTATCGAAACGCTTATCAAGCGCACGAGTAATAGCCATACCAGCACGTTGCCCTGGTGCATTCAGGTATGAACCAATTTTACTTTTACCTTCAAACAATCCACCAAGAGCGGTCTTACCTAGAATCATCCATAGTGGGTCACGCTCTGATTCAGGCTTTTGGTTGTTCTCTTGAAGTGCCATTGCAAGGTCGGAACTGGCTTCTACACCACGCTCGGCAACATCACTCAGGAACTCACGTCCCGGTACAGACGAAGCAAAACCACGACCAAACGTAGCGGCAGTACCAACACCCGGAATACGTTCTAGTTGTTGACCAGCAGTCCTAGCACCTTGCATGAATGGAGTAGACGCTAACTTACCAGCAAGCCCTTGAGTAGGAACAGCCGCTGTTGCAAGTGCTTCTCTACCAGCAGTACCTAGTTTAGTTGCAGCAAGCCCTGACTTTAATCCACCACCAAAGCCCGTAGGGAGTGATGGGTTTGCCATTAAGAAGTTAGTAGCAAGTTGTCCAGCGTAAGCTAACTCAGGGGCGCGTTCTCTACCCTCTTGCATATACTCAGCACGAGCTTGACTAAGTGGGCTACGCTGAATATCAAACCCAAAGCCAGTCGTTGATGGAGTATATGAAGACCCCATCGCAAGCTCACCAAGAAAGTTCTGAGCCTGTTGAGTTGCAGTGGATGCAGCAAGACCTGTACCAAAACCAGCAATAGCACCTCCAATGGGTGTAGTAGCTAATGAAACAGGAATTGCAGCAGCAGTACCCGTAATACCACCAACAACAGTAGGTAATGCACCTTCAGTAAACGTAGCACCACCAATCTCTGATAACTCAGCACCATACTGAAATGGATTTGATGGACTAAGTTCAGGCTTTGAATACAGAGTGTCAGCAGTAAATTGGTCTACAGAACGACCTGCCTCAGGGCTAAACGCAGATGCAATACGTCCAGCAGTAGACAATACAGGTGTGGCAACTGCCTTAGATACACCAGATAGAACACCAAAAGGAATACCAGCAAGCATAGCCGGTACAGTCTGAGGTCTATCGAATGCCGTAAGACCTCTCTCCTTTTCAAGTTTAGTTGCTGCTGCTTTACCCTTAGCAGCGATGTCACCCATCTTCTGCCGCTGGTCATACATCGTCTGAGCAGGTTCACCTAACTCAAGAGTAAAGCCAGTATAGTTAGGCGCATCTACATCAGCACCTTCCATCTGCCCACCAGTGCGACGTAGTAGGTCAAGTGGTGTGATAGGTGTAGTCTTAGTCTGAGTAGTAAACCCTTGAGGTGTAGGGACTTGAACATCTATAGACTTGGTAAGTTTATTACCTTGAGCATCCATCAACTGGACACCACGCAAAGTCTTTAGACGCTTGTCACCTACACCAAGATAATTGTTGTACTCTGATTGAGATAGCCAATTCTTCTGAAGACCTAGTGAAAGACTATTCTTGTATGTGCCAAGAAGGCTAGAGTCTAAGAATGTACGGTCATCGTCAGCAAGAGTCTGTACAAGCCGACGGAATCTTTGCCTTTGGTCTTCAGCCATTATTGAACGCCTTTATTTCATTTGAGAGAGAGCCGTAGCGGCTTGCCCTAGTTTACCGCCCTGTGTCATACGCATACCGGCTCTGCCACTTGGGTCATATGGAACAAGTTTGCCACCAGCCTTGATGAACATACCACCAACACCACCGCCTTGAGGAGCAGGTGCTGGAGCAGGACCCGGCGCAGGTTGAGGATATGGTTGTGGTGGTGGGTATCCACCTTGCATAGGATATCCACCCTGAACAGGATATGGTTGTGGAATATAGATAGGCTGTTGTGCAGGAGCTTGTTGATACATATATTGTTGTGGTGCAGTATTACTGAACATAGACATATCAAGGTCTACGTCACCAAGTCCAAGGTTATCCATAGAGTTCTGGAACATATTGTAGTCAATACGACCACTAGCAGCTTGACGTAATGTCCCAACTTCACTCTCAAGGAATCCAACAATACTCCTCAACTGATTGACTTCTGAACTACGACCTTCAGTCTTTGCCTTAGCCATCTTTTCTTGTGCGGAACGCAAAGAACCTTCAGCTTTTGACAGGTTGTTCTGGGCAGTATTCTGTATCTTACGCATATGGTCTGCCATCTTGAATGATGTACTAATCCCAAGTTTGCGACGAGCATCATCACGTGCCATCATAGCAAGGTCACGACGTAGTGCTAAACCAGCATACTTTACACCAAGACTATCCTTGGCAATCTGAGTACGTAGTTCTGCATTCTTTATCTGAGATAATGCCTTCTCAGTTTTTAGTTGCATCTCTTGAGGACGTATCTTTATCTTAGATTCAATATCTTTAATGGCAGCATCAGTACGGTCAATATCAGCATATATCTTCTTGACCTTAGCACCTTCAGCACCAGCAGGAAGATAGTTCGCAACGACATCCTTAGCAGGTGTGACGTAAGACTTCATCATCTTGCCATCCTGCTCGGTAATACGAACAGTCTGACCAGTCTGAGGGTCTACGAATGAACCACCAGCACCAATACCTCTAGCCTTCAAAGCCTCAGGTTCAGACACAAGCGAAAGTGGTGATACCGCTTCTTGACCTTTACCGATAACAGACTTGTAGCCAGGGAGGAACTTGTTGACAATATCTTGGGATGCACCCATCGCCGTAAGAGCATCACGTCCACGAGTAACCAAGAACTGCTTAGACTCTTCATCTGGAGTAAGTTCTGCTTCTCTACGATACGCTTCAGCCGACTTGATTAGTGCAGCAATATCCATAGTTGGCTTAGGTAATAAGCCTTGTTGAATAGTTGATGGCTTCATCAGCTTGGTTACATCACCAAACCTAGTAGTCAGTTCTTGTGCTGATTCAGGGTCAGCCGTCATAGACTTGAGGTAAACCTCATTCTCAGAACGTCTACGCTTACGGGCTTCAAGAATAGCTTGACGGCTTGCTTCATCCATACCCGGTACAGATAGTTGCTTTAGGGTGGTATCGTCATCAAGCGCATCTAGTTCTGCGACACGACGTGCTTCCTTGAACTTAGTATCAAGTTCCATTCCACGCTGACGTCGCTCAGTTAATTTGAACTGTTCTTCAGCACGTTTATTCTGCTTCTGTTGTTGGACGAACTGATTGCCCTGTTGGAATCCTTGCAGTATTCCAGAAAGATTAATAGCCATTATTATGCTCCGTAGAAAGCCCTTCCAAGTGTTCGCTGCGTCATAGGCACTTCCGACGGACTGCCTGTTTGTTCTATAGGTCTATTGGCTAACTCAGGGTTAGTACGTGCATACATCTTCATATATCGACCAGTACGTGGGTCAAGGTATGCAACTAACGCAAGACCATTACCAAGATTTTTGGTTATTCTCTTGGTTTTACTATTCTCAATTTCTTGCATAGTGGCAATATCAGTAACCTGTTGTATTCCACCACCAACATTTTCTGGAGCTGAGAAACTAAAATCTCTAGTCTGTTGTTCTTCAACTGTAAGAGGTAAGTTATATCCAGTAGGTGTATTCGTCAAAGCGTTACCAAGACCAGACCAGACTTTATCAAACTCCGCTGCCTTGGCTTCGTCTGCCATAATCTCTGAAGCAATCTGCTCAGATGAAGGCGTGTCTGTTGGCATAAAGTCAGGCTGACCGGGTGTCTTCTTCCCACGAGTACGCATACGCTGTAACTCAGGTTCTAGCAACGCAAGAACAGAGCCAATACTCTCCATCTCCTGTTGACGGTTAGCCCTAGCAATAGCCTCTTCTTGCATACGCTGTTGACGCTCAAGATTCATCTGGTTCAACGCCATTTGAGACGCTTGCAGATTCATCCCTTGACCAGCCTGTAGTTCAGCAGCCGCCTGAGCATCTCGATTAGCAAGAAGGTTAGCAGCCATATTCAACATCTCAGGACGTTGTTGTAACTGCTGTTGGACAATAGCGTTATTGAGGTCAGCGGAACGTCCACTTTGTGCAGCAAGGTTAGCTTGTTCTACACCAGCCTGAATACCACCACCTACACCTCTTGCCGCCAAGTTCTGCGCCATAGCAGATTCAGATGCAGCACCAATAGCACGATTGCGAGATTCACCAGCACCATAGATAGGAGCAAGTTGACGGCTTGATACACCTTGAGTCAACATATCAAGAAGGTCACTTTGTACCTTCTCATATTGAGGTCGAATCTGTTGACGTTGTTCTGTAGCATCACGCATTTGTTGTGAGGCTAGATTACGCTGACTCTCAATCATATTGGCGTTCATAGCCTGAGACGCTAGTTTAGATTCATCATAAACAGGTTTACGTGGATTCATCATTCGATTGAAGTTGATTCCACCTGTTATGTCGTTGAAGGTTTTGATTGCACCATATGCAGGTACAGCAGCACGAAGGTAAGTATCAGCACCACTAGTCAAAGCACCTTTAACGTCACCCTTGAGTGCTTTTTGACCAGCATCTAAGTAACCCATAGTAGTATTGGCATTATCGATACCGCCCATTCCACCAATACTATTGATGTCCTGCGCCCACTTAGGGTTTTGTTTTGACATTCGACCAAACCAAGCGAATGGATTTGCTGAATTACTTGCCATTAATTTGTACCGTCATTCGCTTCTTTGGTTGTGCGAATCCTTCGTTCAATCTCTTCCTGCATTATACATATAAGGTGCATTAGGTCATCTACTGATAACTCTTTGACCACATCTTCAAACTCTTCATACATACATCTATACCTAAGAGAAACTTAGTGTCTGCCATCCAGGACTAGTTCCATCACTACAAGCAATCAAAGAACAACATATATGGCTATTCTTTAATACTGTAAAGTGAGATGGTCTCCAAAACGTGTCACCAGTCTGGACTGCAATACTAACTTCATTAGAACCAACGTCAACCTTAGCAATCCAGATAATACGACCGATACAAGAGTTAGCAGGTGGCAACGTAACTGCAATATTGTTACTCGTACAATCACACCTCAAAACATAAGGTGCGTTATCCAAAGTAATCGTAGCATCCGTAGTCGTTGTAATCGTTACTTCAGCTGCAACAGCCTTTGGTCTCTCGTTGTATGTACTGAAGTCACCCTCAATAACAACAACGCTAGAACCCGGCAGTATCTGTACAGCAGGTACGCCTTGGTCACCCGGTGGGACTACTGGTGCAGGTGTAGGAATACTCATTATCTATGCCTCTGGATTCCACTCTCAACCATATGGATATGTACTGCATACAACCTAAATGGATAATCTAGCTCAGTACCAGATAATCCAATCTGGAAGTTCACACCAATCACATCTCTGTTCAATCCACGTATAGCCCTAGATGCATTACCCGTAATAGTGTAATCACCAGTAGTCTGTACACCAACCTCATTCTGAACAACCCAACTAACAGTTGAGCCACCAGACGTATCACCAATAGCGTGTAAGTCTATCTGGCTAGGACGATTCTTTGAGTAGTATGAAATACCATCTGAGTAAGCCTGACCAAAAGCTCTAGTGAATACTTCCCAATCAATCTCTCCAAGTAGACAGAACTGTGGGACAGTCCCACCAGTGAACGTATAAGCCGTACCACTAACAGAAGCACTAAGTTGAACACTATTGTTTGTTACCGTCTTTACGTACATAGTCGTATCAACAGTAAGACCACCACCAGCCTTCACAATAGTCACAGGGTCATTGACTGTTAGTCCTGTAGTATTAGTAGTACCTGAGAATGACAGAGTGCTAGTCCCTGAACCACTCGTGGGCTTATACCTATATGGGCTGTCGTAGAAGTTATTCAACACATATATTTGACCGTCATATCCACCAACATAAAGGATACTTCTGTCATTTGTCGTATCTATAGATAAGCCGCCGGTCATAACTGATGGCGCACTAAATGCAACCCACCCTGAATAACGTGTGTCCCACACATATGCTTGCACGTTACTACGGTAATCAACGGAAGCAGTCTTATATGCCCTTGGAGCAAACAAGAACAGCTTCTTATCGTGCATAGCCATAAAGGACTTTGCATACTGCTCAGATGTTATATAGTTGTCACTATCAATCTGAACCCTATACTTACTGATTGACATCAAGCCATCAAGGGCAACAGACTTAGGAATAACCTGAGTACCAGCAAACTGTACAACACCACTCGTGTTCAAATACCAAGGTTGACCAAGTATGTTTGCAAGACCTCTAGGTGCAAGCAAACCAATACCAGGCTCACGTAGGAATGCCTGTATTGAATAGTTAGTTGGGTCAAAACCTGTAACCGGATAAACGGTATTCTCTCGAAAGACGAGTAGTACAGCTGTTGTACTGTTGTTACGTGACATCATATCGCCGTGGTACGACAACATATTCACGATGTACTCTTTGTCATCTTTTGATGAGACATCAAACGATGCACCCTTGATTGCTACCTTAGGGTCAGTAAGAAGCGGTACGTGAGTAGTATTAATGGTGTATTCGTTGTCTGAATCAAACTGCCAAGATACCCATAAAGAGTTATTCTTACTTACCCACAATCTATTCTGGTGAACAGAGATAGCAGTAGCACCAGTCGGGAAGTAATCCTGACCAGATTCGTATACATCACCCTGTGAACCCTTTGGACCATCATCTAAGACAGCAGACTCAGCGACGTTATCAATAAGTGTAATGCCACCTGTAGTACTAAGCAGTGTGAGGTTTACACCGTTGATAGTATTGTCACTTAGCTTCAAAGAACCAAGACAACGATACAACCCATCAGTAAATGAAGTGCTAGACCGATAGATAATGAGGTGTGTGTAACCTGCTGCAGTAAGTGTCTCGTTAGCAGGGTTCAGCATAATCTGGTTAGCACTAAGTGCTTCAGTAGCAGTTATCTGTTCGCTTGCACCAGAGAGTTCACTCTCAAACCCTTTAGCATATACAGTTGAGGCAGCAGTACCAACACCTGGAATATATGGTGCAGATGCACCATCCTCTGGATACCACCTTGAAAATCTATAGGTGTACTTGATATCAGCAGACAAGTTGCCATTCACAACTATGTCACCAATATACATAAAGTCTTCACCATCAACTAGGTCTTGAATGTCAGTCTCACAACGGATATACATCTGACGTACAGCACTAATACGGGAGTCTGTAAATCCTCTTACACTCCACGTCATATAGCCTGTCTTCTCGTTGATAGTGCCATAACCACCCCACTCGATGGCAGCACCACTCTGCTGTAAACCGATTCTAAGGTTAGGTGCTATATCCCTAATCTTCTCAGGTAACTGCATACGCATACTAACACTGTCGTACTTACTCCAGTCTTTTGCCGTTGCAAAAGAGAACTTGACAGCACATCCTTTGAGGAGTCCTGCGTACCCAGCAACATTAGTATTGTTCTGATAAACCTTGACCTTGACCAACCCAGTGATAGGGTCCGCAGCATCAGTACTATCCGTATTCAATCTAGGACTTACAGCGTGTAGATTTACGTTGGTTACGTAGATACCTTTTTGGTCACCATCTTTTGCGTTTACATTCTGTATCAATATCTGGAAGGATGTAATCTGGTCTCTGAATGGACGGAAGTCACATAAGAGGTTAGCCTTAATCCAGTCAGTACCTGACCTAGCAATAGGTGGTGCAATGATAGCAGATGCATATGCACCTTGAATAGCAACGCCATTCTTGTAAGCTTGTAATGCCACTTTGATGGATTGACCCGTAACACTGTTCTGGGTGTCTACGTTGATAGCCCATAGACTAACTAGGTATAGACCTGCACCTTGAATAGTATGGTAACTATTGCTTCCTGTAGCAGTAAACGTGTATGCAGCACCACCCTGCGAAACAATCGATACGGTAAAGGTATTAGCCGTAGGTACAGTCAACACCCACGCAGGAGTATTAGCAGGGATACCTACAGTACCCATAAAGAGTATCTGTTGACCAACCTTGAGGTTATGGCTTGCGCTAGTTACTGTAGCCGTTGACGCAACCGTACAAGTGATTGCTGTTGAACTATCATTCTGATTAGTAAAGTTCAGTTGCTCATCAGCGACGTTGATGTATTGCAACGAATGAGTACCACTACCAGCACTACCAGCAACAATAGCAGTTCCACCAACAGTACTCGAAACAGTAATAACAGAAGAGGTTGGTGTACCAACAACAAAGTATGTTGTGTTGATAGCGAAGTTAGTTGGTAATACTCCAGCAGTTGCAATTTGTATAGGTGTATCAACAGCAGGAACAGGATTGAACGTACCACCTATATTGGCACTACCATTCGTAAACGTAATTGCAGTACTTGTATAAGGGACGTTCTGGTAGATGCCATCATCCGTACCAGCAATCTCAATCATGCGAGTTGCCCCTTGACCTAGAGGGGAAACAATCTGGGCTGTTACACCAGATGGAAAGTTACCAGCAGCAACAGTAAGTGGAATAGCCTTACGTACTGGGTCACCTGAATACTTCAACCAAGCTGCACCTGATGTAGGCATAGAACCTGTACTGCCAGCAGTAAAGTTCCAATCAGAGATAAGGGTTGTTATTCCACCCGCTCTAAGGATTGGACCAACAGCACTATCAATAAACGTATGCTTGTTAGTAGCAGGAACACCATACTCAACAAACGCATATGCTCTAGCAGACGGCTTGAGGTTAGGAAATCCAGTGATAGTAGGGACTATCTCGATAGTAGAACCATCAGTACGGAACAACCCAACAGGTGATTCAGTACCATCTGACTTTAGTCCTGGAACACCATAGACGTACTTACCATAGGAAACCATACGTACATTAGGGCTGTACAACGTATCAAAAGCACTGTTAGTTGTTAGGTTCGTATACGCATTCGTAGTCGTATTGAATAGACGGACATCACCAGCTGATGTATATACAAAGTTACTTGTTACACCAGATGCACCCTTGATAGGAACCATCTCATACACGCCGTTAGCGTCACTACCAGCACCATTCAACTCAGTAGGCTGTAGTAGTCCCTGCCATCCATTACGTAACACAAGGGAGCCACCATCAAGTTGTAGGTTACTTATGGTTTCAGCGTAGCCAGTCTCAAGTTTGTTTGGGTCGTTATAGGTATCAACACCACGCCATATCTTGTCACCAACGATAAAAGGCTGGGCTGAGTCAGTAACCATACGTGTTGTATCTGCCATTAATCACACCCTCTGCGCTTCCAGCTATTAGACTTACTGCCATCATGCTTAGTGCCAGAAACACCATTTGCATATCGTAACATTAGTGGACCTAGAGGGAATTGAAAACCTACAGGACCATACGTAAGGCAACCGTTGTCACCACGCCGTATCCACGTCTGTTCAGTTGTAGCCGGTACAAATACGTTACCAGCAGCCAACCTAAATATAGGGATGAATACACCACTACGGAATGAACCAGCAGGTAAATCATCTACCGGGTCAAACAAGTAATCAGGACATTCACAAACAGTGTAACCTACATCAAGGTCAACACTTGCACTTGCTGATAACGAGATACTTGCTTCGACTACACCACCAACAATAGGGTCGGTAGTAACACTAGCCTTACCATTCAACGCTAATGCAAAATTGATTACTGGTGTACTTGTTACACCAACATTACCACTCAAGCTAAGTGATTGAACAAACCTAACCTGAGTCGTAGCAGTTGTTGTAGTACTGAGAGATACCGCTCTTATCTGAGCAGGTGTAACACTAGTCGTTGCACGTCCCGATAAAGATATTGTAGCAAAGACAGGTAAGGTTACAGTAGCTTGACCAGACAGGCTGAAGTCAGAAGGAGGGACAATGATTGGAGGCTCAATCGTAATGACTGCATCGCCACCACCACCCTGACCAAAGTCAATTGGAGCAGGTACTGGTACGGGAATAGGAGGCAGTCCACCTTCTTCTTCTTCTGTAGGCATCTATTAATCCATAGATATAGTAATGCCAGCAATGTTGAACTGGAGGGATTGACCTGAAGTTACAGTGACAACACTATCAAAATTACCGTATAGCAGACAAGTGCCAGCTGAAGCAGCAGTATAAAAACCCACACCATAAACAGAAGTAGAACCCCAACCTGAGTTAGTGAATGTAATAGCCCCTGTATTAGTAACTGCACTTCCACTTGTTGATGCTCCAAACGCAATCGCTTGACGAGAACTACCACTCATCTCAGTTTGTGCTGAGTCAGAACCAGCCGCACTCAAGATACCAATATACGTAACTTGACCAGCCGTATATCCGGTTCCATTCAATATAAGATTAATCAACGCACTCTCAAGAGTGTTCGTCATAGCAGTAGTAGTAGGCATCGCTTATTCCTTAATTAGGGTCTATTCCACTTACGTTGGATGATACCGCAGTAGTCGTGACTGTTGCTGTCCACGCATCCGTAGTGTCATCTTCCTTCTTCACAACCATCTGAGAACTACCAACGTTTACCTTGTTACGCAACGCACGTAGAGCAGAACGAACGGTACGCTCTTCAGCAGTACCAGCATTCAAACCACTACCAAGGTCTCTCGCAAGCATCTCATCCGCAAGAGCATTAGTCTGTAGTTTCTCACCAAACGAACCGGCTCCTGTATGACCAGTACGTTGTTCATCCCACACGCCATCAATAATGTTGTCAGGCGTAGCGACAGTTGCAACAGAGCCAGTAATGTTTCCAACTACGTTGCCAACTACACCACCTACGGTTCCTGTTACGTTACCTGCCACGTTACCTGTAACACTACCAACTGACCCTGTAGTACTGAATGACTGAGGAGTTGATAGCGAGTAGCCAGCCTTATCTTGTATAGATGCACCAATAGAACCAGCATTATTATGTATTGATGCGACTGCATCAAGAACAGCAGACGCTGTCTGCGCTGCCGTCAAGCCACCACTTGAAAGTGTAACGGTCAAGACTGCTCCATTCGTACCAGAGGCACCTCTAACGACAATCGTGACATCAGATGCACCAGCAGCAAATGCCGCGTTAGGAACATCAAGCCGATACACGCCCGGCACTAGGGAGGAGCTTATCTCTGCAAAGCCACCAGATGTCCACGCGCCTGTTGCTGTCTGCGTGACCAGCGTTATAGCCACCGGAGCGCTCTGATTGCGGACGTAGTAGGCCGCTAGACCGGAGGTGGCAAATGTCAGCCCTGTAGCACCTAGGTAGAGTTCGATGCTTTGTGAGGTCGAGCCGGGAGCGATTGTGATTGCGGAAGCGTTCCGCTCTGTTGGAAGATAACCAGTCAAAGTTGAGATGTTCCGGTAAGTACCACAACCAGCGTCTGGGCTTGACCCTGTCCAAGCAATTCCATAGAGGTCGGTAGCAGGAGCGTTTGCGGTTATGCCATAACTTTGGTTAGGACTGACCAGCGCAGATGTATTTATCTGTGAGTTCGGAATACCAAACAATAACGTCTGACCGATATCAAGTCCATATGCACCAGCGTTCGTCGTGTTTGAACCTACAGCAATTGTTCCTTGCCTATTACTGACAAAACGATTGTAGTTTTCAACCATACTATTTGCGACATCAACATAAAGAGTACCGGGGATTATATTGTTGTATACAAACGATTGATTAGTTGCACTGCCAACGGTAACGCCTATCGAATACAAAGTGTTAGATAAAACCGTACAGTTGTATATTTTTGATGGTATTGAATCAGTCTGTACAAATATAAAGCCTTGTAAAACCCCAAGGCATGATGTCACTTGACTTGTGTCTGCAAGGTTTGAACCGCCAGTAAAACGTATTTGATAATTACCTTTATAAAAAATACATTTATCTACGACTGCGTCTAGTGGTTGGCTACTTAATGCGGTTAGAAATAATGAATCATAGTTAATGTTCATGTGTTCAAAAACACAATTGCGAAACTCATTGTAACGACCACTTATACTTACAAGTCTAACTGAACCATAACCACTAATAAGATTGTTGCTCCAGTAAATATAGGAAAACTTTAGGTATGACTTTGATGTACCTGTAAGCAAATTCACACCTAAAAGCGTAGTTGCTGTACCTGAAGCATTTAGTGCAGTATGGTTCACAAGACCAGCCGCTACACCACTAAACTGTGACGCTGTTGGGTTACCAATCACGTACGTTGGTGCTGTATACGTGCCACCAATTACAACTGCCTCAATGTATATTCCGGGGGCAATGTAAAGAGTATCACCGGAGCCGATGCCAGTAGCCCCTAACGCTTTTTGTAGTGTCTTCCACGCAAGGTTAGTAGTCGAACCTAATCCAGTATTGGAATCGTTTCCATCCTGCCGAACATAGTATGTGGCCATTATGGAGTCACTCCATTTGCTATTTCTTGCGCCATAATCTGCGAGAACTGCGACACATACCGCAGTTGAAATTCAGGAGTTTGTGTAGCCCACCAAGTGAAAACGCTTGTTCCATCTGGCCCGTAAGTTCCGAGCAGGTTGCCAGCATCATCGTAGAAATCACCAGTGACAATGTAGTCACCGACCACGTTAGGGTTTGGTGTTATAGCCAAGTCTGGAAAGTTCATTTGCCCACCTTCAAACTGTTTGCATTCGTACCCTTGAACGGCATCGTGAGGAACGCCAGCACACTGCTTACCGCAGCGGAGACACCCGCCGCTACCGCCTTGCTGCCGTAGAGTGCCAGCACTGCGCCGAGCTCGCTGATGTCGTGTACTTCGCTTGTGCGGATACCATCGCCAAAAACTGCTGTAAACGCAGCAACGAATGCGATAAGAGCAATAACTAGCAACCTGCTTATACTGATTTTATTCATGTAATACCTCTACGCTGGGTCAACGCCAGTAATAGTCTTACTGCTATCACTACTACTCACTGTAGCAGACCACGCAGTACTCGTATCGTCTTCTTTGTAAACAGTCATCTCATTATTGATGACTGTAGTCTTATTACGCAAACCTCTTAGAGCAGACCTTACAGTCCGCTCGTTGATTGCTCCTGCACCTGAACCACTTCCTACATCTCTTGCAAGGAGTTCATCTGCCATTACATTATCTTGCAACTTAGCACCAAACGTACCAGCCGTTGTGTGATTGACCTTCAACTCTTCCCACACGTTAGATGGGATATCACCCACTTCACCATCGATGCCATTTGCAAGTGAATTTGTTTCCATAAGTACACCACCAAAGGTGGTTGCATCAACGTATCCAGTAGGTGAAGCACCCCATACAGCAGTTGCTGTCTGCGCTCCTGAAAGCCAAGATGTCAATGGGTCAAAGCCAGTCAACTGATACTCCAAAGAAACAGGAGCCATACCAGATGCACCCTTGAGCATAACGACAACGTGGTCTACGCCTGTGGCAAATACAGCGTTAGGAATGTCAAAACGATAGATTCCAGGAAGGTTAGTTGCGTCTACCTCAACCCATCCACCAGATGAATACGCACCGCTGACTGTTTGTGTCGCTAACGTAATCTGTACTGCTGTACCACCTACTCCAGCAACTGGAGGTCGAACATAGTAAGCGGTAAAGCTCGCAGCGTTGAAGGCAATACCGGTCTTACCGCCACCTGTTGTGCTTGCATATTAGGACTGTTTGGATACGGTGCAAAAGTATCGTTACCTGTCAAACCATTGATGCGTTCATATGCTAACGATACGCCAGCACTACCGGCGGTAACACTTGTTACACTTGTTGCAGTGTTTTGCAGTGTTACGTTTATTAATCGATTATATGTTTGAACCACTGCTCCAGTAGTGCCGCCGAAAATGTTGCCACGAATCAAAACACAGTTTTTGACTATGCTGTTGTGAGTGGTGTTCGTACTGGAAACATAGATTGTTTGACTGTCAAACCCTTGGAAATGACTGTTGTATATTTTTACGCCATTACCATCTGAACCTGTACCGGATTGTGTGAAAACCAACGCTTGACCAGTTGGAGGACATCCCAAGAATATGCAATCCTTGATGTTTATATTCACATCATAAGTGGATGAATGACGCGCACATGAAACGGTACAACACTGCCCACCAAGTAATACACACCTATCAAGTGTAAAGTCGTATGGCGTACCAGCCGTATTCGTCATCGTAAAGATTTGACAGTTCAGTTGCACTACAGAGAAAACACACTTAGTGAAGGTCCATCCCCTACACGTTGTCAGGTTAATTGCATAGCCACTTACCCAAGTGTCAAAGTACAAGGATTCCCAGTTTATATAGTTTTTGCTTGTAGCTGTAAGTAAAGCCCAACCAGTCGTTGGATTAGTTGTGTCAGTAGGAAAAGCAGTCCACCGAACAACACCTGCTGTTGTTGCAGTCCAAGATTGAGTAGATAGCGGGTCACCTTTAATTGTGATAGGACTTCCAGATGTCCCATTACCGCCGAGATACTGCAAAGCTGCACTAAGTGATTCCCTGTATGTCCCCGGCGCAACCCAAACGGTATCACCAGCAGACAGACCGGGATTAGTACCAGATGCAGCACCAATTGCAAAAGATATATCCTTCCAAGGCGTTGATGCACTTGTGCCATTGTTACTGTTGGAGCCATATGTCGCAACATAATAAGTAGCCATTATTCAGATGTACCTTGTGTTATCTGCTGTGCCATAATCACCGCAAACTGGCTGACAATACCAAACTGAAACTGTTCGTCTTGAGTAACCCACCAAACATTAACGCTTGTACCATCAACACCGAATGTGTTTATAAGATTGCCATTATCGTCGTAGATGTCACCAAAGACCTTCCAATCGGTAGACGGTGCTTGTTCCTTTTCAATGCGGAAGTTTTGGAGGTTCACTTCTTCACCCTACGATTTTCAATAGCAACTAGCGTAAGGTCACGCAACATCTCAAGGTCACTCACACTCATAAAGTCTAGGTTGTCAGCAATCTGACTCAGAATCATAGCCTCACCAAAAGGTATCTTGACCTCAGGGACATTAGTAGTCTTCTTCAATAACTTACTTAGCCAGCTCATGTTATTTCCTCTTTAGTTGACTTACCAAAAACTAAGTCACTTGGTGAACTCTCACGTATATGTTTCAATACTACTTCTTTTTGAGACTGCAACTGAAAGACTTTTGCATCTGAGTCCTGACGTACAAAGAATGCTATTACCGCAGTTACCAGTGCAGGAACACCTGCACGTACTCCTTCAATAGCACATAACGTAAACGCTTTCATAACATAACCAAACGTGGCAGTATCTGGTATGTGCTTTGCTTCCCACTCCATATTGAATGCGGGTCCAGCACTAGCCATAAATGCACCAAGTGCAATCCATACCAGTCTACTCCAGGCTATGTTCATCTTGATGTCTTAGTCTTTTCCTCTAGGACTCTCAGTCGTTCCTTGACATTCTGCAACTCTTTATCCAGTCGTACAATCTCAACTCGCATATCGTGAATGCTACTCTTCAGGTCTTTATACTGAATCTCACTTTGTGTTGTAAGGTTAGCCAGCATAATCTCAAGCTTGTCTACTTTACGTACAAACGTAAATGATGCGCCTAAGAACGACGATACGCCGGTTAGCAAAGTAGAAAGTACTACTGGGAGGATGTCTTTAGCTTCCATCGGAACCACCTGTAACTGGAGGGATTGCAAATGGAGAACCTGGCATACGCAAGAATGTATCAAGTTGAGACCACAATCTCATACGAGTCTCGTTGTACCAATTTCCCCAGAAGGCACGTTGAGCAACAGATGGGTCATCCGTATTCTTTAATGCCAACTTGTAGGCAGCGTAACTAGCCCACATTCTCAACTGCAAGTCATCAGGAATAACCGTAACAGATGTAGCACCAATATCACCAAGTGTGCCACAACCATAAACAGTAAATACAGTGGATGCTGATGGAGCAGGATAAATCCTTATCTGGTAATCACCAGAGCGATACCAATACTTAGGCGTACCAGCCGCTGTAGACTCGAACGTGGGGTCATATGCCCTTAGGGTAGGTTCACTACAGTGGACTAGGTTTGTAAGCCCAGATTGGACAGTTAGAGGAAACCACATACTACTAGCGTCGTTCACCGTTGAAGCGTCAGTTGGTACATAGGTTGAGTCTAGGCTAATGCTAGACAAGTTGATAATAGGATTGGACTGAGTAACTGTTCCTTTTGCTGGAACGTATATACAAGTCCTACACGTTTCTTTAATAGCTTCGTTGAGGTAAACCTCAATCGTTTGATTGGTCGTAGTCGTAACAGTTCCTGAACCATCGCCAACTTCACCTACTGAGGAGTTAGTTGCTTCGTTCAGGAGGCGAATAACCTCTGATGTAAGTGTAGTCAGGGTTGCCATTAAACTGTCCTTCGACCATAGATAGCAGAGTTAGATTCAACCATACCCAGTCTATCTAAATATTCTGCCTTATATATAGCAAGTACATTAGCATCCTTCATCTGCATAGCACGAGAGTAAAGAACACTAAAAACAAGACAGTCGTGTGCTGAGTCTGGCAATGGACACTCTTGGTCATCTGCCAGAGGTACAGCATTACCGTTCGTATCGTACTGCCATATCATTCCAGGCTGACAGTAACCTTCAATCATCACGCCGTTTGTAACACTTGAGATTGGCGTAGGAAGGAACCTAAGCCTATTCGTTGCATAAAGTATGCAAGCGTCAATAACAGCGTCACCTTGAGTCCTATAGCGGTCTACTTGCCTATCAGCAAAGTCTAACAGTCGTAGCCGTCGGTACTCGTTATCTTCTAACTTGAATACTCCCCTAATACGATACATATCAGGGGAGCAATACTCGTCTGTACCATCTTCTAAGTCTAGGTAACGTCTGCCAAACAAACAGTCTGTTTTACGGGCTATCTGATTGGCAGCTTCCAACACTAGGTATTCTAAGCCAAATGGGTCAAGGTCTTGCTTGCTACCAAAGTGGTGCAAACCTATCATCCTGACCTTTTGTTTGATTTCACCTAGTGTCATCTTGTTACCTTAGTCTAATTAGAGACCGACTGCGCCATCACGTCCATTGACCAGTGCAGCCATAACTACCTGTACTGTTGCTCCAGATGCAGAACCAGAAGCAGTACCAGTAAGTTGCAGTTGCCAATATGGCTTAGGAGACAATACAGGTAGGTATGCAACATACGTTCCAGCGGAAGTCTGAAGTGGGACTTCAGCCGAAATACTTACAGGAGACGAGGACAGTGCGCCAGCAGATACTGTAGATGCAGCAGAAGCAACGACTTTCCAAACTGGAGACCCAATGTTTGTAAGTGTTCCACCCATTGTGTAAATGACTTTTGCAAACAGTGGGCTATTCTGCCCGTTTGTTCCTGCAAGGTCAGATGACCCTGATGCAGCAGTATCTGCCTGTGAAGCAAAGTCTGCAGCAGCTGCAAGAATCATGTTTGGAGTCGAGAACACATCAGATGCGCCACGATAAGCAACAGATGATGCTGTAACCGTAATGGTTGCACCCAACTTATCAGTTGTTGCAGTCTGGTTCATCTGAGGAGCAGTTGCTCCAGTTACAGCTGTAAATTTGAAGGAAGCCTTCTTATCACGTGCCATTTCTATTCTTCCTTTCTATTATGCGACTCGGCAGAACAAGCGACCAACAGCACGAGTGTGTGGAATCCACAACCCGATACCCCAGTCGAAGACAACGTTGTGCATGATGCCATTTTCCTTGGAGAGACCAAGGTAGGTTGGCTTGAATGGTCCACTCTGCCATCCCTGTGCATATCCAGTTCCATAACGAACTGCATAGATGGAGGAAGCAACGGAACCTGTAATACCAGATGCGGTCTGAGTATCCGAGATTACACTCGTAGTACCGTCAGCCTTACGACCAACTGTACGAACGGTTGCATTCTTGTACTTCTCAACTGGGCGGTCGAACGAGTCACGAGTGACATCGAAACCAGCACCAATACCCATAGTACGGATAGCAAACTCAACGGAACGCTTTGCCTTCTCAGACATATACAAAACAACACCATCTCCATCTGGGGAATTCATGTTGTCAAGCAACTGCTGGAGGTAAGCAAAGAATGCGTTAGCCGTAGCAGATGTTGTACTAGCAGAGATATCAATACGGGCAGCGTCTGGTGCAACCAAAGACATTTCAGAAGGAATGTCAAAGTCACTAGGGTTGTCCATACGATAAGCAAGACCCGGAAAACAGTCAATATTGCCTGTTAGCGGGTTATTGTTTACAAATTTATCGTTGAAATCATAAGCAAAACCTTCAAGGAAGATTTGTACCTGAGCTTCGATTGGGTCGATAATATTCGTAGGCTGGTCGAGAAGTACGTGGTCAACAAGAATCTTGTTGCGAATCAGGTACATCTGCTCTTCGTACGACTTTGGGCGTCCCTTTACTGCGACTGGTTCAGAGTTTACACCCGTCCAGTTTGGCGCAGGGATACCGGAGTTGAGGTAACGAACACCAATCTGCTTGAGCGATGGTGATGTGTAGAGAGGAATATCCTTAAGGGCATTCCACGTTTTGTGAAGAGATTTGGTGATTTCTTTGACGAGAGGGTCATTGCTGATTGCTGCTTGGTCCGCAAGCGTCAAAGCACCGTTGAAGTCAATAGCCATTTATTTAGCCTTCCTACATTGGTCTATTTCGATTAATACCCATTAAATCCGATAAGCTCATCCTTCGAGGAGCTTGTGAGTTTCCACTAACCGTTGGTGCTGCCGAACCTGCTTGAGATTGCGGAGTCGGAGTACGCTGACTTTGAACAACCTGTTTAGTAAGTTCTGGCACTAACGATTGTTGTAAACTCTGGATTTGTTCGTGAACCATCTTTACGGCATCAGTAGGCTTAATACCTACATTAACCAGACTGTCCACTAAGTGACTTGCTTTTTGTGCCAGTGGATACTGCTGTATCGCCTGTTCTCGCTCTCGCTGACTTATAAACTGTCCAACTTCCTGCATTGCTTGTTCATAGCGGAACTTCTGGAGTTCAGCATCAAGTTGCAGTTGGGCAGTAGTAGGGTCAACAAGTTCTTGAGATTGAAGTTCTCGATAATGCTGCCTTATTGACTCTTCCTGCATTTCGACTTGTTGTTGCTGTTGCATCTTGCGAATGTCAGCTGAGGATTGGAACCCCTGCTGTTCAAACTGCTGGATAACATCAGCCCACTTCTCGTAACGGTCGGAATAAGACTTAGCTTTATCGTTTACTTCCTTGAACCGCTCGTATGGGATTGGTCCAGGCTCATTAGAAGTTTCAACTGGCTCTGACAGATAACCGAAGTCATCATCAGTTGCGGATTGCTCCGCTGGGACCATAGCATCATCGTTAACGCCTTCTGTGCTATAAGTATCGTAGACGGCGGCTCCACGTACTTCGTCCAATATGGCGTTACCAACGCCGTAACCGTCTGACGCACCCGTTGATGATTCGGGTGTAGGTATCATCATCTCGTCTGACAAATTAATCGTACTCCTTAATTATGGTTTTGCCAACTATTGATTGGCGTTCGGCATTGTTTGACTTTTAATTTTTTCCGTAGAAATGTCAACAATACCCTTTGCAGCATCGTTCTCTTGAGTCAATCGAGAACGCTCACGCATCTTGACTAGGTCAGCGTCAGTCTTTGCAGCGACCTGTGCCTGTATCTTCTGTATCTCCAGTTGTGACTGCATCTGAGCAGTCTCTGGGTCAAACTTACTAGCAGACTGTTCAGCAACAGACTGTTGTTGCATAGCCATCTGCTGTGCCATCATTGCTTGTTGAGCCATACCTTCTTCTTGCTCATTCAAGTGCTGAATAATCTTTGATGTCTCAGGTATGTTGAGCATACTGACTACAAGCTTGTTTGTTGATGGGTCGCTTGGGTCACCAAATAATCCCATCTGACGCATAGTCAAAACCTTTTGCAGCTTCTGGTCAGGGCTGTCTTCCATACTGGAGCCTGGGACATAGACGATGCGGTATTGACCACCATTACGTATATGCTCAAAGGTAATAACACCTTGCTCAATACTGTCGTATGGATTACCGCTTCCTTCAACATTTCCAATGAATGGAGCAACACCAAACTGCTCTACGAGAGAAATCTCCCACTCCTTGATTTTAGCGGCTGATATTTCGATGTCCGCACGTACATAAGAGTGTTGAGTATTGTCTGCACGTTGAAGCAACTGGACTGCCTCAGCTGGTGTTCCAGCAGGAGCCATACCTTGCGATACGTCATGCAATCCAGCAATATCCATCATGTCTTTCTCTATGTATTGAAGCATAGGGAATAGGTCACCACCGATACCCGGCGCACGACTTACAACTGGAGGCGCAGCACCGGGGTTGTAGTAAATCTTCTTGTATGTACGGCTCTCATCATAATAGTCATCACCAGTATGATTGAAAGCGTCAGCACCTACATTAGACAATCGTTGAACCATCACGTAGTCACGCTGTTGCTCAAACTGCTCAAGCATACGTGAATAGACTCGGTTGTATGTCTGCTGAAGCGAACACAAGTCAAAGCCTAGTGCGTGTCCATAAGGTGTACCACTACGTGGTTGCCATCGGAGAGGAATGAATGGGAACTCATCCTTCTTCTTGTATAGCCAAGGTCCAGCGTGAAGTAGAACTGAGTTAGTGCTAACTATATATCGCCCTGATGGATACTGTTGTGACGGTTTTTCCCAGTACTCATAAACAATTGCAGCACGTTTTTTTGAGTCACTTTGAGCAAGCCTAGCAGTAGAAGGTGGAACCCACCCATTACCAGAACCGTTACCGCCCTCTAAGTAAGCATCAATATACGATGCGTTGTTGCCCATCATAGCGTCAGGATTGACTAACTTACCTGTGTCACCATAGTTATCTACAAACCAAGACAGTGGCTTTGCAGACGCATGAATCAACCAACGAACATCAGCATCACGCTTTGCTGTTGGGTCTAGGAATACGTCAAAGGCTGGAAGAATCTCTTCTCGTACATCACCAATCTGGATATTCTCATAACCTGTAATCTCACCTGTTTCAGGAGAGAAGTAAGGCATAACCTGTTCACCGTTAGCATCCCAGTAAATCTTCAGGTAAGACGTTCCACATACACAAGCCCAGCGAACACGTTCCTTGAGCTGAGTTTCACGACTAAACTGACGATTATAATGATTGCAGATATGGTTTGCTTCATCAGATGCTAATAAGTCACGTTGCGACTGAGATAGTGGAACAGCCCTTGCATCTGGACCAACCTGCGTAAGCTTGCCTACTACACCATCAATCAATGGACGCATCTTATTGACAGTGATGTAACGGTTAGGTTCGTCCTTATTCTGTAACTGAATAAGATTACGAGTCTGACTTGAAATACGAAACCATTGCCGACCCTCAAAGAAGGCTACTGACATAGCCCATTCAAGTTCCATCTCTTGCCTAGCACGATAAGCAATATCAAATTGCTCTTTGACAAACTTGGTAATCTTTATCTTTTCTTCGTCTGGTGCTTCAGGTAATACCTTCCACTCATTAGAGTTATGGTCAAGAGTAAGATTATTATCAGTAATAGTTTCATCGTTCTTCAACTTCGCAGCACCAGGGATACCTGATACAAGTCGTTGTTCGTAAGCCATTACCTTAGGCTGGTTTTCTTCCTGAATCTTCTGTTCAGCAAAGGACACAAGCCCAGACATAACGTCCATCCCACTAGTATTCTTATTCCTTTTACGCTGAAGCGGCAGTCTCATCAGATGTACCATCCCTTGTCATCCTGTTTTTTCTTTACAGGAATGTTTCTACGAATGCAGTGTAATTCATATGCAGTATACATACACGCACTTGCAACTATAAATGCGAGTGTACCAAAGTAAATATCTGTAAATCTCACAGGTAATCTTTCCTTCCATATCCATCATCTGCCCACAAAGGTTTCCACGTTTTCATGTCAGAAGTCTCTGGACACTGAACAGGATATTCACGCCACATCAATCCATACCTAAACGAGTCAATAGCGTGGTCGCTACGTGTACCACCATCAATATCTTCAGGGTCTCGTGGGTCAGCCATAGTCTTGCCTAACTCACGTATCAGGTTAGGGCAAGCGTCACGCACTATGCGTATCTTAGGCTTAACCTTGTCACCTTCAACCCTTGACGCCATCAACCATTCCTTGACACGACGCCATCCAGCCTTACGGTCTTTGACTGCACGTACACAAGGCAAGCCCTTCTTCCACCAAATCTCAACAGGGTACTCACCAATGCGTTGTGCAGGATTCTCAGGTGGGAATGTATTAGCCCAGTCAAAGGCAATAGCCTCTAACTTCGTATTCCACTTACCTTCTTTAAACCGTCTATCAGATGCCTCTGCTAACTTAAACTTCTCCAAGAGGAGAAGAGCATTCTCGGCTTGCTTACTTGATACGTGACCTGCTTCATAGAACTCACCTATGACGTAGATGTTCTCTTTTTCATCAGAACAGTAAAGGATAAATGCAGCTGGTGAACCCGTACCAAAGTCGTGACTTGCCCAGAATCTCCACCAAGGCTGAGTATCAACAGAATCGACTACGTGCCAAGGCTCTCCGTCTGGACCATATTCCCTAAAGTCACCGAAGAACTTACCACCAACACCAACTTCATGCTGGCACTCACGCAAGAATGCGATGATACCAAAATCATCTATCTCTCTTTGGCAAACCTCAAGAGACTTGTGGTCCCAGTTAGCCTCACCACTTTTAATCTTGTAACCAGTACGACCGTCTTCTTTTTCAATAGGTATGTACTCTAGGTTCTCAATGGCAGGAACAATAGGTGATTGGATTCTGTTTTGTAACATATCTAACTCACCATTTAATACCCGACTCATTACTGAGTTAGCGTGAATTTTATTCTGTACAAAAACAATCGCACAATCGGTACTCTTCGCTGGGAGAATAGTCTGGGTGATAGTCTGAATCTTCTTCTCAACACGATTGACGGAGTCATCAAGCTCATCAATATCGTCCAAGATAATCATGTCAGGACGAAGGTTGTCTAACTTTACACCACGTGCGCCAGTGTCTAATCCAAACGCTAAGATATTGAACCCGTTGGCAGTACGTAGTTTTTCAGCATTCCAACCCCTAGAGTATCCATACTTATTGATGGCTCTCTCAATGCCACACTTCTCCATCGTATTCGCTATATCTGCAACGTGACGGTTAGCGGCATCTTGGGTTGAACACACATATAGAAGGAATCTGCGTGTAGCCTTGACTGCAATACGGCTAGAGATAAGCTCCATAGTAGTAGACTTACCACCACCACGAAACCAGCACTCAATAAGAGCAGGAGGCGGATTACCAGCCTCTATGCCTTCAGCCCATTCCCACGCACGAATGTGATGCCTTGCTAATGGTGCAGATGCAGCATGAGGAGCAAACTTACGTAACCACTTCTGATACTCAAGTTCCGAACCATCAATAGCATATGCCCTTGAATCAAAGCCACTTCCATCAATCACTTCATCAAACTTCTCTTGCATCGCTTCAAGCAATGCGACAGATAACGGCTTATTCGGTCGGATGAACTTCCTCAGTGCCTTGGGAGTTATCTTGGTATTCACCTGACTCTTCTGCTGCGCCATCTATTACCTCGGCATCTATAATTTCTTCTTCATATGACTGCTTATAAACAGTCAACAGTTTGCCAATGCCAGCCTTGATTCCTTGCCTCTCATCAGAGTTACTTACAGTGCGATTAATAACGTTCACAATCTGCATGACAAGACTGAATGCTTGGTCTACTTCAAGAGTATATGCCTTTTGATGCATCAACCGTTGTTCTGTTTCCACAATATCAGTACGTCGTTCAATGAGTTCAAGTACATCCTTTGATGCAGCAAACTCACTTAACGTATGACTAATAGCCTTACCTAACTCATCAAATAAATCCCAAAAGTCCTCTTGATATTTATGGTCAGCACAAGACTTATACATCTCTTGAATCTTTTTGTATTGGTCAAGACTAACACCTTCAGCAGCTGCTTCTGCTCTAATATCAAGAAGAGCAGTGATGTATGCAGTGTCATCTCGCAATGACCAAAGTTCAGGGTCTTCCCTAAGCTTGTCGATGCGGTCAAGCATCTTCTTACCAACATTACGGAATCTACCTTGGTTGCTACTTTGAAGACCTGTGTTGAATAATAACGAATTGGTATTGGCTGGTTTCGGTACTCCGCCGTGCTTTATACAAAATGCACTCCCCTTGACTGCAATGTTTCGACACTTCCACGTTTTAGAACCTTGCCCAACCTCTGCATCACAACACCTAATTAATGTGCCGTTACGGTTCTTGTAGCGGACTCCATCCGTTTCAGTAATAGGGTCAGTGATTTCCAACCCACCCTTCTGAAGGAACATCTTACGCTTATCTGTCAATTGTAGTTAGCACCTTTACCAGTGTATAATCCCATTATGTCGTATGAACAGATAGAACACTACCGCAAGAGTAATATTCAGCCACTAGATGTAATAGTTGACTGGGACTTAGACTTCTGTTTAGGTAATATTATCAAGTACATAGGACGTGCTGGCAAAAAGAAAAGTGCCTCCGAACAAGATGACTTGCAGAAGGCACTCTGGTATTTAGTTTTTGAGATTACTAAGTCAACATCTATTGCTGACAATATTGTTATAGCAGTATCTGCTATTCCATCCCAAGCGCACGACGAATAGGCTTACGCATTCCAGTTGGGTCAGTAGGCGTCAAAGGTTTATTTGCATTTGCAGCACGTTCCCTTGCCTGTTTTTCAGATGCAAGATAAGCATTCAACTTAGCACGACCAGCAGGATTAGTAGATGCTAACTGACCCTTCTGCCAATCATCGTAGTACTGAAGAGCCATACGCTTCATGTCATCTGACATACCCCTAAACTTTTCAGTTCCCTGCATAAGTTTACGAGCTTCACCAAAGTTACGACCTTTTTCAATGAGGCTAACGGCATATCCAGTCAAGTCTTCAATAGGTTTATATTCACCTTTGAGACCTGTCATATGCGTTTCGTGACGGTATGCACCAGGTGCAGTGTTACCCATACCTGTTTTCATACCTTGTTGCATTTTGACACGACGGTTTTCAGATTCTTCGCGACGCAACTTCTCTAGTTCAGGAAATTCACCAGAACCTTTTTGTGTAGCCGCAACAACTGCTATTGGTAAAACAGCTTTAGCCGCACCCATAGCAAGTCCTTGTGCAGCGGTTCGCCCAAGATTACCAGCAGCTTGACTAGCAACCTGACCGGCAACTTGACGCATACCAGCCTTGCTACCTTCAGAGGCAGCAACCTTAGCAAGTTCACCACCAGCACGTCTAGCAACATCACCTGCACCACGCTTGACCATCTCACCACCAGCACGTGTAGCGAGTTCTCCAGCAGGACGTTTAACCATCTCGCCAGCGGCACGAGTTGCAAGTTCACCTGCTGGACGCTTAACCATTTCACCACTTGCACGACGAGCAATATCACCAGCCTCACGCTTCATTAGTTCACCACTAGCACGTGTGGCAATCTCAGAAGGTGCAGACCGAACTAACGCTTTAGACAATTCACTACTAGCATTACCAACAATACCGGGGTCACGTAGACGCATAGTTTGTTGAAAACGACGAGCAGCTTCTAGCGTTCGTGCAGTGCCTTGCTTATCAGGAACGATACCAGGGTTATTACTCCTCATACTTGCCTGAAAGCGTTTAGCGGCACTCATATTAGCGGATGCAGCCGCCATCAACATTTACCTTTCATCATCATCTTTGCGGTCATCTTCTTACCGTTCTTAGATGCAGGCTTCATGCTTTTAGCCTTTTTCGCTGGCATTGCATCCTTCTTGGACTCAACACCCATCATCTTCGACATAGACATTTCACCCTTTGGATAGGGCATTCCCATTGGCATTTTAGTTACTTCCTTTTTTTATAAATGGCAGTAGCCTTGGCTTCCTGCGCTCGACTCGGTTTGATTACCAACTTATCTTCAGCGTTAGAATGCTCTGCGTACTCAGCTTCCATTGCTTCTCGCATAGTCGGGCGATTGCCTAACTTATGCTCACGTTGCTCCATTTTCAGAAGCTCCGTTTTCGTAGGTGCTTTCTTGAGGTTATGTTCCTTCGTTTCTATAGTCATCAAAGTACCCATAGAAAGATGGTTCATATGCTTGTTCATCTCGTTCAGCATTTACTTAGCCTTGCCTAATACTTTCTTTAGTCTAGGGTTTTTAGCCTTAGCGGCAGGGCTAGCTTTACGTGCAGAAGTTGCTAGGATAGCACCAGCACTATTCATAGAGATACCTTGCTTCTTAGCAATCTCTGCTTGTACTACTTTGAAGCCACGATGCGCTTTAGTTTTCATGATTATCTCACTAACAATTCCAAGCTCTTAAGGACTTATTTATTCTACTGTTAGGGTCTTTTGCTACTTCAGGCGATGTGTTCTTCTCACGCATACCTTTCATTCTTGAACAGAATGACTTACGGCGAGCAGCATCTTTTGGCGTTTTAGGCTTAGGAGCCGGGGGCTTCAAGTTAGCACCAGTAGTCTTCTTGAAATGCGCTCTACCAGCTGCGTTCAATCCACCCTTGGGGTTCTGATATTTCTTTACGACGCCCATAATCGGATTGTAACGTATATGCTATCTAATGCATACCTGATAAACTTGTCATATGGCACAAAAATTAATCACTTCAACTGATGACCCTTTGTACATCAATGCAATTGTCCATCTAGCAAACTTACTCGACGAACGTACATTTGGAACACCTATGGGTGTATCTCCTAAATGGAAAGAGAAGTTTATGGGAAAGCAATATTGTGAAGATGGATGCATTAATGGACGTTGTCCTGGTCATACACTTATTTGCAATCTGGGAACAATCGTAAAGCATCCAACCTACTCATTCTTTGTATTCCATCGAGAAGATTACTCAAATGGTAAAAACCAAAGCGTGATTTACTTCTATGAAGATGAGGCAAAGGCTGAAACACAGTTCAACACACTAAAGAGGAGAGCAAGGGATGTATGACAACCTAACGCCTAAAGAACACACTATTTTGAATCTTATGGCAATAGACAGGATGACAGTAAATGAGATAGGCGAAAAGCTACTAATCTCTAAACGAACTGTTCACTATCACCTTCAGAACATCTACAAGAAGCAAGGCTACGAACCTAACGCTAGGTCTCAAATGAAACTCGCCCTTGAATATGCAGATTATGTTTCAAAGCAACTTGCCAACAAAGAAGACTAAGGTATAATCCTACTGTCTGATACCTACCTACCTTACCTTTCAGGCAACCTATCCAGAGCCAGTCGTACTCCCAGCGGCTGGCTCCTCCTTATTCAGGCTCATCAATCGAGACTACTTCAACACCATCTATTTCAGATAACCTGAATATTGAAAGGTACTTTGATAACTCCCGTTTATCTAGGGACGATATCTCCACACCCCTTTCATCAAGCCATTCAGTAAGCTCTTTATATTCTCTGTATGCGCCAAGCATATTTAGCCCATAGTTTACAAGTGCATATGCAGCAAACCCGACGCATACAAAGAATATGTTATCCATTTTAAATTCCTGTAGAACCAAATCCGCCAGTGCGTTCAGCATCTGCTGTTACACGACTAAGAATGCTTACATCACACTGACCAAATAACAACTGAGCGATACGGTCACCCTTGTTAATTTGGAAACGACCATTATCCATACTGTTAGGAAATTTGGCTAAGATGACTTTGATTTCCTGCCTGTAATCTGCATCAATAATTCCGGGCGCATTGAGGACGAATACACCATACTTGGCAGCAAGCCCAGACCTTGAGCAAACAAGGGCGTAGTGACCCTCTGGGATGTCTACAGACACACCCGTTGATACAACCGCTACATCACCATCCTCTACAAATGCATCATTCAATGCATAGAGGTCAAAACCAGCTGAACCAGCCGTAGCCCTTGTTGGTACTACAGCATCTTTATCAAGTAAATTAAACAACCTCATCTCCTTTGAGTTCTTCTACTATTTCTGCAAGCATCGGGAATTCAACCTGGAACTCTTCATATATCTTATTTGCCAAGTCCTCATGTTCACTCTGCGTACCGTTACCACGCCTTACGTCCATATAGTGAATCCAGTCACGTAAACGTCCATTGGCATATAGGGTAGTTGGCGCACACTCAGGCAATATCGCACGTGCTGTTTCTAGTGCTACACCAGCTTCTACAAGTTTGTCATATGCACTTTCAATCTGCTGAATTGCATTAGAAACAATGCTGTCAGCATAGAGTTGCATATCCAGAGGCATCTCAACAGATGATTGCCGGTTGTACGGATGTTTGCCACGCATATTTGGAGGCGTGATTTCTTCTTTGACTTCTGCATATCTTTGACTAAACTCCTGAACCTTGATGGATGAGTGTCGAATAAATTGTCGGCTCACCATTCTAGACGTATGAATCTCTATTGTCCAGTTAGCCATCTCAAAGATTGACCAGTGTTTATTCCTCATGCAGTATTTGATAAGTCGTTTATTTGCAGCATCCGACCTATCATTCTGATTACTGGAGGAGACTCTTGCACAGAAACATATATGTTCGAGTGCGTTGGGGGTTTTCCAAACAGTACTTACTTTGTTCATGTTCACCCTATAAAATCTATTATGCGTAAGTTATTTGAAACACCAGCCAATAGGAACTCTCAGTCATACGCTGCCCTAAAGTTGCAAGGACGGCTGTTCTGCCTTTATGGAGAGTGCGATATCGCCTTGATGCCTACAACCTGTCAACACGACATGACTTGGTGGACACCATATCTATCAGGCATATGTGAATACAAGCAACGAACACATAAGTTTGGGACATACCCAGATGTGATGATTACTAAGTCTAAGTGGGACTACCTGCGTTCCTATAATGGTTATTCCATTCTGTTCACTGAGTTTACAGATGGTGATTACATTACGGAGATACAGGGTCTAGATGACTTAGATTCCAGACTTGCTGGACCAAGAGTAAAGAGGAATGAGTTTGACGAAGCTCTGTCCGTTTTCATTCCTCTGAAGCATTTCATAAGCCTTTCGGCTTGGTATCCTAAAGGTTATCAGGCGAATGGGTCTTCGATTTCTTCATTTGAATCTGCTGAAGACGAATGAGCTGCTGGCTGTTGATGTCCACCCTCAGCTTTAGTTTTTCCGCTATCCAAAGGCTGAATCGAATCAGAAACAACTTCCCATACTTTACGCTGTGTGTTGTCTTTATCAGTATATTGGCGAACTTGTAGACGCCCTTCAATAGCAACAAGTCTACCCTTAGAAAGGTAAGTAGCAGCAAAATCAGCAGACTGCCCCCAAGCGGTAACATCAAAGAAATCAGTTTCCTTCTCCCGCCCTTTTCGGTCTACTGCTACACGTAGGTTTGCTACACCCTTACCAGACTGAGTCATGCGGTGTTCAGGGTCAGCAACCAATCGACCAATTAGAACGACTCTATTCAGCATCTGTAACCTCTGGATTCAAAACAACTGTGTACGGTTGGTTTGTAACTTGCATCGAGCGAATAGCCAACTCAGCAAAGTCAAGCATAATCTTCATAGGAACTTTTGCATCGTAGTTGCGGATATACATCCACGCTTCACCAGCTGATACAGCCGATACCATCTCAGTGCTATCTACCGTTTTGATTGAGACATCATAGGTTCCAGGAACCTTAGGGTTGATTTCAACCTCTGCATCCGAATCCCTTGAAAAGGAAATAACTTTCATCACTGTACTCCTCTGACAGGAACCTGTCATCAGTGACAGTATATCACAATACTTACTTGACGCTTCTATCAGGGTTTCTTTTGAAACTGCGATTGGTCGCAGGTTTCACCAACCGTAGGTTGGAAGGTGCATTAGTACCACCCTTTGAAAGAGGTTTCTTGTGGTCGATGTCTTTACCCTTACGGTCTACCCCGTTAGCGTCCATAGCTCTACGAGCCTTCTGGCGTTCCATACGGGTAGGGTGTTCACCTCTAGCGACTTGCTGTGCGTATTCTTTTTTGTAGGGTCTCTCTTTGTTTACGTATGGCATAGCCAAATCATAACATAAGCTCTACGCGCGTATTAATATATATACATATGTAATATGTATATTAATCTCTCTTGTTAATAGGGGTACTAAATTCTTTCCCCCTCAATAACCGGGGAAGGAAAGATTCTTTCCAATACCCCTAAAAATACTTTCCCCCACAACTGTCGGGATTTACTATATTTCGCACGTGCGTAAACACCTAAATATTGGCAAAATAACAGGATAAAATCGCTATATGAGTACCGCTAAAAAGACTAACCCGACACTTTGGAGTAAGGTAGTAAGTGACGTAAAGTCATCATCTAAGGGTGGTGATTCAGGTGAATGGTCAGCCCGTAAAGCGCAGCTGGCAGTACAGAAATACAAGGCTTCAGGTGGTGGTTACGAAGGTCCAAAGAAGGCTGATAACAGTCTAGCAAAGTGGACAGACCAGAAGTGGCGCACTAGTGATAGCACACCTTCAGAGGGTAAGAAGCGGTATCTACCAGACAAAGCTTGGTCAACACTTAGCCCTGGTGAAAAGGCAGCAACCAATAAAGCCAAGGCAGAGGGCAACAAAACTGGCAAGCAGTTTGTTGCACAACCTAAGTCCATTGCCAAGAAAGTTGCTAAGTTTCGTTGACATATGACATTTGGGGAAATCCATAAAGATATTGTGTATGGCAAGGTCGTAAGTCGTGTTCACTGGGGTAGTGACCAACTGCTACTTAGGTGGTCAGAAGGCTTCAACTGCTTTGTTATGAAGACACCAGAAGCAGAGACTATGATGGAGTCCCTTACTCTTCCACAAGATTGTTTCTTTGCTGATGACTGGATTGTAGTAGAAGAACCAGTATGGTAGACCCTACACAATTACAAACTGGTGATATTCCACGATTTCAATTACATCTTGGCAACTGCTTAGACACCCTAAAGACGTACCCAGATAACAGCATAGACTCTATTGTTACTGACCCACCGTACGGTATATCCTTCATGTCCAAGAAGTGGGATTATGACGTACCTTCCGTTGAGATATGGCGTGAATGCCTACGTGTACTCAAGCCTGGTGGTTACCTCCTATCGTTTGCAGGTACTCGTACGCAGCATCGAATGGCTGTCAACATCGAAGATGCTGGGTTTGAAATACGTGACATGATTGCTTGGGTCTACAGTAGCGGATTCCCTAAATCTCATAACGTAAGTTGTGCCATAGACAAGTCATTTGGTCACCCTAATCGGGGTAGAGCAATCCCTACAGCGTCTACGTATCAAGCTTCAGACGTCGATAAAGAGAACAAGTTGACCAGTAATGAGGTCACTCCATACGAACCACTTACTGATGAAGCAAAGAATTGGCAAGGCTGGGGGACAGCTCTTAAACCCGCCTCTGAGCCAATCACTATGGCACGTAAGCCACTAGAGGGTACAGTAACTAATAACGTACTCAAGTGGGGTGTAGGTGCTATCAACATCGATGCTACACGTGTTCCTATGGATGAAGATGACTTCAATAAGTTATCTGCTGGCGTAGATAAGATACGTGAGCGTGGTGGCGTAATGGACAACTCGTGGAAGAACAGCAGTGACCTATCAGGTGCTAATCCTGCTAACCCATTAGGCAGATGGGGAGCTAACTTCATACATGATGGCTCACAAGAGGTCTTAGACCTATTCCCTGACACTAAGGGTGGAGCCTGGGTACAAACTGATGGTGCTAGGCACTTTAACAATAACGGTAAGCCTACATCGCCAAAACGACTAGCCAGCGATACATCAAGTGGTTCAGCTGCACGTTTCTTCTACTGCTCTAAATCAAATAAGCGTGACCGTAACGAAGGACTTGAAGACCTAGAACCTAAGCAATATTCACATGATGGTAGAGAAGTACGTAACGAGACAGCCTACCAGCGCAACGACAGCGTAGCTGCAAACCACCATCCAACAGTAAAGCCTACCGACCTCATGCGTTATCTAGTACGAATGGTAACTAGACGTGGGGGTACAGTATTAGACCCCTTTATGGGTAGTGGTACTACTGGTAAGGCAGCAATGCTTGAAGGTGTAAACTTTATAGGCTGTGAGCTTGACGAAGAGTATCTCAAGATAGCTGAAAAGCGTATTCAGCACGAGATAAATAAGCAAGTCTGACAATATTGTATGTGCTGGCATCAGTTACCAATCCAAGGTTATTAATACCAGCACACACTCGAACTACTGACGGACTCCAACCGTCTTACTCCTAATACTAAGAGCAAACTGCCGCCAGGCTTATAGGCAACCGTTGCGTGGGTAGCGAGTAGTTCTTACTGTTAATTGTATCATTTAATGGTAACTGTACCAGTATGGATGTATACTATGTTTGCTATCGAGAGATAGTGAACTAAAAAAGAAAGATTCCAGAAAACCTTTCAACTGTTCGAAGATACAGGCATATCAATTTGTTGGGATTAAATAATCAACTGTGCTGGATTAGCTGGTATGCCTGTATCGACTAGCACCAAAAAAGCCCTCTAGTTACGCAATTTCAAGTTACGCTTAGAGGACTTTCCTGTTTGGTTGTGAGTTGTTGTTCTTGTTGATGCTCACCTTGCGGTGGCAATAACAGTATACCTTCTACCTTTTACCCCCGCTATATGGCTTACCTAACTCGTTGATAAGCAGCACATCAGTCAAGCTCTGACCGTCTACCGTAACTACTCCTAGGATACGACCGTACTTGTCACGCTTATGGTTCTTTACGTTGATGACTACCGTCTTACACTCACTCTCAGCTGCACATATCCATTGAGACGTAAAGTCACGTGATGCAATACCTTCAGGTGTACTCTTTTCAGGGCAGTCAATACCTTCCAGGCGTACCTTCACACCCTTCAGTTCTACGTTGAATCCAAGGTCTATATCACCTTCTAACGTATCGCCGTCAACAACACGTATGTGACGTAAAGCGTACTGATAGAGGCTAGTCTTTATACTCATAGGGACATACTACAACCTTACAATCTATCCACCAACTGGATAATATCTATCCATCCGTACGAAGTACGTGGGCGTACTACAAGCTTATCTGGATAGCACTACCTCGATACGCACACCATACGCTAGCCTTACTGAACACGCTATTACAGCACCATCTACCAATCTTCTACTTGCGTATATATTGAATCTAACAATATTTGCACACCTTACAATTGGAGTAGATAGATAGGAAAGAATCTTTCTAGTTATTACACTATGCAAGTATGTAGTAGGATGAGTTAGTTTCTACGATGGGAGAAATAGAGATGTGGATAGTATAGAGATGTAGATGTCGGAGTCCCCCCCTACCACACTGCGCACTGGGGTGGGTGCTTGCCTTACCCCCCTCCCCCTAGTCAGCAGATTGGAAAAAAGGGAGTCCTCATTTCTTACCTAGTCCGCAGATTGGAGAATGCAGCTGGTACGTTCCGCTGCAGGTACAAAGCTTTGTAAACCGATAGCAGGGTATACAACAATTGTGTATAGAACGGAACGCGCGCGCGTGATACGGCAGACATATTCCATTGTCAAGCTTTGGGCGCGTGAAATTGTTCACACTGGCATAACGTGCTTATACTGTACAATCCAGTGTGTTAGAAATACCGACTGGAAAGGTCACTACAATGAATTGGTTATCTTGGAACGGAAAGATGTTCCCCGCCGATAAAGTCAAGCTTGACGGCTACGCACTAGGACTTGGCACCATTACACACTTTCTTAACAACGGAACAATTACCCGTTATTCGTCGCGTGGTGGATACCTCAATTTCCATACTACCGGTACGGCAGGAAAGGTTATCACAAAGTGAACAAAGCGTACAAAGCGGAATTGTTACGACTGGCATTGTATGCAAGTCTGCAACGTTCCCCTATGACAATTAAAAGCTCTCTGGCTACGGCAGACACCGTTACATCATTAATCCGTTCCAACGCTATAACGGGTTGCACTATTGACGGAACGTCTTACGACTTCAACACCACCGGTGGTATTTGGGATTCTACGGAATACGACTTTGTTAACAATCGGTTGGAAAGTATCACAAGGGATTAATCGGTTTACTACCTGCCGATATCCACAAAGTATCGGCAGGTATTGAAAGGAAATAAAATGCGCGTAATTGAGAAGAAAATGTTAACAGCGATACACGATGGTAAAAATATCAATTTGGGTAATACCCGGATTGTATCTGCCGGTGATTATCGACGGGTTTATTTGTTCAATAATCTGATTTCAGAAATTGATATGTCAAACGGCTACATTACCGTTTACACAATGCGGAAATCTGCTACCACGAAATCGCGATTGAATTCAATCCTGCGGAATTTTACCTACCCGTCAATTTCCCAAACAAATTGGGTATGGAGTTATGCCGATGGTATCCCTTGCGGTACGGATAGAACATTTGGTGTGCATGCCTTGAATTGCTACCGGGTAGGTATCTCAAAATGATGCACCATATACCATCATATAACGCAGGGAGACGCGTACGTGCTATCCTGAAAAGCTTTGCAACATCGGCAGGTATCCTGCTAGCGTTTTACGTGCTGTATATCGGGTTGTGGATTCTACACAACAGCAGATAGGGAAAGTATCGGCAGGGTATCAATTACCCTGCCATATTGAAAGGTAGGTAGAAAATGGCAATTTATGATTTGTTAGAACAAAACGTAGAATCTTTGGATTCTATTGTAATTGGTGAAACATCCGATGATTCAAAATGTTTCAGCTGGTACGGATGCGACTCATGTTACCTTGACGCAGGTAAACGAATTGGGAACGATATACAAAGTGTAATTTTTACGGATGTCAAGCGCGGCGTTGCATTTGATTTTGATTTGTGCGACTCATGCATTTGTGAATTTCATTATCCTTCAAATGATGCGGATGAATTCAACGCAGATGAAAATAATCACGTTACGGAATTGGGAGTATGACAATGGCAGGATTTGATTTGTTCACAAGTATTAAGACAATTCAAGGCGTGGAATTCGTAACATTTGCGGTATTGGCAGGATGCAATAATCCTGCGCAAGTATCAGAGTATATGCATACCCTATCGGAATATCCGTATGTTGATACGGATGTAGTGCTTGAAAGTATCACCGATAAAGTTAGGGAATTAACAGGGTACGCGTTAATCGGTACGCTTGAATCGGATAGGCAAATTGCAATTGATACCCTTAAGGGTGAATTGGGAGAATGGCAGGCATGACACGAATTGATAAAATTGTAAAAATGGCAGATAGGTTAAACCTAACGCATCAAATCCAGGGTGGAATGCCGGGTTATGTCATAACGCTATTTACCAAATCAGGTAGGGGTCAATTCTGCGGTAATACGTCTGAAGCTATCGCATACCTTGACGGATATTCTAACGCGTTCCATACGTTGGATTCTAACGCGTTCCATT